TCAGCTCGCTCGAGCGGGGCATGCCCTTTCGAACGCGGCGTTCTTGTAGTCGCGGATGGCGTCGTCCTGCTCGTAGGAGCGGGCGTCGCGGTCACCGGGGTATCCGAGCATGACTGCGATGGCGTCGTTGAGCTGCAGGTTCGTCATCTCGGCGTCGGCCGCGCAAAGGCCCTGGTCGCTCCGCAGGTCGACGCCACCCGCCGAGGGCGTGGACGGTGCGGCCGAGGGGATGGCCTCAGGCGTGACGGTGACGGTCACCGTGGGTGCCGGCGCAGCCCGCGCGGTGACGGTGACTGTCGGTGCCGGCTCGGGCGCCGAGCACCCAGCCAGCAGGACGACGAATGCGGCGACGGCGACCGCTCCCCCAAGCTTCTTCACGAGCCCGAGCGTACGCCGTGTCGGTGGTCGGGGGTAGCGTCGCCGGCATGTCCCGCCCTCTGCACCCTGACGTGATGCTCGGCATCCGCCTGTCGACGATCTGCTCCCGCAACCGGTACGAGACCGACACGGCTCCGGTGATCGCGGAGCTGCTCGAGGTGGCCGGCGACCGCGGTGACGTCCTGGCTATGGAGGCTGGGAAGTGGGCGGGGTACTACGACGACGAGCACACCGCCGCGCTGGTCGCCGCGATCATCGCCGACGTACCCGGCGCCGCTGAATGGGCGCACGTGGGCCGGGAACGCCGCTCAGCGCCCGCGCACGGGACGACCGGGTTCGGTGCGGTCAGATAGTCGCGTCGAGCCAGGCAGCCTGCCGGGCGAGGGCGCGGCGCATCCGGTCGACCGCTGCCATCGCCTCCTCGTCGTCGCTGGCAATCCCCGCGCCCGCCGGCACACCTCGAGCAGCGAAGACGGCTTCCAGGGTCGCGGACGCGTCGCGGAGCTCAGCCGCGATATCTTCCAGGGCGTCGAAGTCGATGGGCTTCATCAGGCCACCGTAACGAGACCACGCAGCGAGAGTCACCTCCGTCCCGCCGACGCGCGCACGGGGTTCGTACGATGGCTGACGTGCTCATCGGAACCATCCGCCCCCGCGAGACCACCACCATCGACGTCGAAGGCCACTCCCTCGCCGAGGTGCAGGAGACGCTCGAGGCGCAGGCGCCGGCCGGGTTCGACCTGGTGAACGTGCCGGTGAAGATGGCGGGCGGGACGACGCTGCTCACCGCGACGGGCACGTTCTCCCGCCGTGACGGGTCCCGTGACATCGAAGCCGCCGACATGGCCGGCCTGCGGGCGCAGGTGCCCGACGGGTGGATACTGCTGCATGTGCGGAGCGCGTGACGATCACACGGCGATCCTGTCCGCCACGGCCGACAGGTGCCCTGCGAGGGCGTAGGAAGCGTGCCGGTCGAGGGACTGCCGGTTGCGGTCGTACCGCTCCACCATCCGCCCGTCAGACCACCGCCCGAAGGCTTGCACGTCGCGCGCGGGCACGCCGGCGTCGAGCGCCGCGGTCACTCCGGCGTGGCGCAGCTGGTGGGGGTGGACGTGGCCGAGGCCAGCGTCGCGGCCGATGATGGCGACGCGCTTGTAGATGTCGTTGCGGTCGAGCTGGCGACCGGTGCGGGACAGCAGCAGGGGCCCGTCGGTGCGGCCTGCGGTGGCGCGGTCGAGGATGCGGGCGACGAGCGGTGGCAGGGGGATGGTGGCGGGCTTTCCGCCCTTCCCGATGAGGCGGAGGACCCTGTGGCCCTTCTCGTGGCCGTTCATGTTCTCGATGCGGACGGATGCCGCTTCCGACGCGCGTAGCGCCAGGAGGCCCAGCAGGGCGACGATGGCGGTGTGCTGGGGTGATCTGCCCTGCGCGGTGAGCAGCATCCGCTCGACGTCGTGCGTGGACAGGCGGGTGAGGCGGTCGTCGTCGTACTGCACCCGCGGGCGGCGGACCATCACCGTGGGGTCCTGGGCGATGCGACCGTCGCCGACGGCTAGCTTGTAGAACCCGGACAGCGTCGCGAGGTAGGAGTACACCGTCGACCGTTTCAGCCCGACCGTGTCTTGCAGGTGGTGGGAGAACATCTCGATCTCCGCCCGCGTCGCGTCGAGTATCGCACCGTCGTGCCAGTCGGCGAAGCGGCGGAGGGCGACGGCCTTCGTCTTCCTCGAGCCCTGCGGGTAACGGGCGAGGTAGGTGGCGATCGCGGCGTCTGATTCCGTGCGCGCGCGGCTATCTTGGAACATGGTCGTCTCCAGCTGAACTCTGGTGTCGGCTAGGCCCCGGCTGGTGTTGGTAGCACCTGTCCGGGGCCGCTCCCTTCTTTGGGAGGGACGATCAGCCTACGTGTCCCCTCCGACATTGGGACCGGTTACCAATCGGATTGGGACTCAACGACGAAACGCCCCCGGCGTCACCTCCGAAGAGGGACACCGGGGGCGTCGTCATGGGTGGAGCTATCTGCGCACGAGTGATGCAGTCAGGAAAAGGCACCAAGAACGCCGGCCACCGTAGAGAGCAAGAGTCCGGCTATCGCTACTGACAGGTCGACTCCCGCGCCGTTCGCGATCGAGCGCGCCACGAATAGTGCCTCCGCTCCCGCGGATGGCTCGTCGTGCCCACCAAACCCGCCTGGTGAACGAGGTAGCCCGATCTGCTTGTAGATCTCGTCGTTATGGCGAAGCAGTGCCAATTGCTCAGCGTCCGTTCCCATCTCTCGTAGGTCTCGCTGCTCTTGCTCCTCAAGCGATCGGTGTCGCGCGATGGCTGCGGTGACCGCCGCCAACCGAGACCGGATGCCGAGGTAGCCCCGCACGAGACCCACGAGGACGAGAACGAAGCCGACCACCTCGAGAACTACAACGACGAAGACCATGCCCCCACCGTAGACGCGCACGATCGAGGCATCGGAGTATGCTCGCGGCCATGACCGCGCGCGAACGCAGCACCACCCCGCCGACGAGCGACGGGGACGTCGAACGCGCCCCGCGCTGCCCTGAGTGCGAGCACGAGCAGGTCGGCGTGAAGCTGCGCGGGCTGCCTGTCGAATGCGCGCACGCCTTCGACTACGGCATGGGTGACATCGGCACGTGCGGGTGTGAGAGTGCAGTTCACTCGCACCGACTCGTCCCCGACTTCGTCGCCGCCTAGGCGACCAGGCCGCCAGCGAGCGTCCGTCGGAAGAACGCGACAACGTCGGACGGCACGAAGTGGCTCGCGTTGGTGTGTCCGCCAGACGCCGTGAGCGTCGTCACGTCAGTCGAGTAAGGCGAGACGAGTGCCACGAGCTTGTCGGCGCACTCCGTCTTGAGGATCTGCGTGTCCTGCGGCGAAGCGACGACACGCATCGGCATGCCGCGGTACCGCCACCCCTCCTGCTTCAGGGGGTCGAGGCCCGCGGTCTTCGTCACGTAGTCGGACAGATCCGATGCCACGCCGTGAGCGGTCTTCACCGCCGCCGCGTAGCTTGAGGTCTCGGCCAGCCATCGCAGGTTGCACGCGGGCTCGATCATGTATGCCGCGGCGATGTTGGGAAGGATGCGCTGAGCGATCGTCGTCAGCGCGGCGAGCGACCCCATCGAGTGCCCGATGATCCCGATCTGGCCGACTGGGAAGTTAGCGACGAGGTACTGGTAGAGGTTCTGCAGCGCAGTAACCGCTCCCGCGTTCCCCCAGTTGGACAGCCCCGTCAGATCTGACGCCACAACCATGAATCCCGCATCGGCCAGTGCTTTCGCCGTCGGTCCGAACTGTGTCGGCTGCCCTGCGGGGTTCACGCTGGCGATGTTCTCGTTATAGCCGTGGCAGTACAGGATCACCGGCACGGGGCGCCGTGAGTCCATGTTGGCCGGCGTCAGGATCGACGTGAACTGCCCAGTGCTCGCGGCCGGGATGCGGTGGTAGGTCGAGCGAGCCTGCGATTCGACCGATCCACGCGGAGAACCGGTAGTCGAGCGCCCCTGGCGCAGCACGACCGGCCCGAATGCGTTGCCGGATGTGCCGCGAGAATCGAACAGGGCCAGGGCGACGCCCGTCACCGGAGTCGTCACGCCCGACCACTGGGCGTAAGCCGAGGTGACGACCGTCATGTCGCTGTTTACGACGGTCACGGTGGCTTCGAAAGCCGTGGACTCGATCGACCAGTAGTACGTCCCCGCCGGGAGGCCAGCGTTCGCTGCGACACCGTACTGGAAGGGCAACGCCTGGGCCGCGCCGCCGCCCCACTCGGTGCCGGTGTAACGGAAGAGCTGACCAGCGGCGTTCTCATAGATGCCCCAGATCTTCGCTCCTGCTACGTCCGATCCGTCCGCGGCTGTTCCCGTCGTCAGGCCGAGCAGCCAAGACACGGGAGAGGCGTCTTTCTTGACGAACGTTCCGGTCGCGTGGAAGGGCACGCCTCGGAGGTCGGCTACGTTCGGGATGCCGCGGCGAACGCCCGCGCTCCCACCGTTGCCGTACAACTTCCCGGCCGAGACCTGGGCGTTGGCGGCGGCGGCTGCCCAGCCGTTGAGGTTCGCCCATTCCTCAGTGAAGCCGGGGGTGTCGGCGAAAGCGACACGCTGCGCGGCCTGCGCCGAGTCGCGGTCGGTTGCGCCGACGACGGCGAGGCGGGCGAGCGCCTGGGCGTCGCGCGACTGAGCTGTGATCGCAGCGTCGGTCTGCGCTCGGCTGTAGGCGGGAACGTCGAGAACACCCATGTCAGCTCACCACGATCTGCGGAACGGTCGTCGCAGCACCGGCGGAGTTCCGCGTGATAGCCGGTTGCGTGAAGGTCTTGGTGGCGGGCGAGCCGTACGTGATCTTGTAGCTGTCGACCGCTCCGGGGAATGCCGTCGACAGCGTGAGCGCGGTGAAGGTGCCCGGGGTTCCGTCGGGCCATACGACATCGGCGGAGGTGACGGCCTGGTTTGCGTCGCGGGTGATGTTGCCGACGATGAGCAGGTCGGGGTTCTTGGCAGCGGCGACGAGTGACACAAACGTGCTGGTTGCCTCCGCCGACGAGAAGAGCTCGGTCCGCGCCTCGGCGGTGTCGTGCACGAACGCGGCATCCGCGCCGGCCTTGCTGTAGATGTCGCCAGCCATGGTCAGCCTCCGAGGGTGATCGTGCCGTCACCGTTGTCGATGAACGTGCCGGGGTTGAGAGTGATGGTGCCGTCGCCGTTGTCGGTCCAGCCGCCGCCGACACCGGCCGCGGCGATCGCGCGGGTGATGGCCGCACCGACGGGGGTGTCTGGCTGGTCGGCGTCCTCAGCGACGGTCGCGTACTGCTTGCCGAGCTGCGCGAGCTTGTCGGCCGTGACGGGCTTCGACGGGTCACCGTCAGCCCAATCGGGTTCCGGGAACGGCATGGCGTCTCCTCAGCGGTCGGCGTGCGCCCGAGAGAGCGCCGGGTAGGTGACCGCGGCGACAGCCCACACGAGGAGGACGGCCGCCGCGGCACGGAGGATCACGGCTGGTTGTGCGCGCCGGGGTCCCGGAACGCGGCCGGGTTGTGCGGGTCAAGAGTCTCGCGGAACTCTTCGCGCGTCATGTCGTCGGGGATCGACGCCTGCATGGTGATGGGCGTGCCGGTGACGTTGACGACGGCGATGCGCGACGGGCTCGGGTCGGCCGGGAGGGTCGCGAGGATCAGCCGGACGAGCGAGGTGAGCGCGGCGAGGAACGCCGCCTGCAGAACGAACGCCCAGTCGACGTCGGTGATCAGCGTCGCACCGACGAAGCCCGCGGCGAGGGACTGCGCGAACGTCTTCACGACACGCTCGACGGCGGCAAGCCACCACGGCAGGTGCACGCCCTCGACCTCGGGGAGCCCGGCGAGGCTGGTGACGATGGAGGCGAGGAAGCCGAGCGCGGCGGTGAGCAGCACCGTCACCCAGGGGATGTCGGAGAGCAGCGACGCACCGAGGTACGGCAGTGCGATCGCGAGGGCGGTGTAGGTCGCGCGGAGGCCGGCGTCCTTCCACCACAGCGGGTTCGAGAGGTTCGAGAGATTCACGAGGCTGTCCTTTCAGACGTCGGCGTAGGAGCCATTGGTGATGAACCCGTGCTTTCCGCAGCAGTCGGGCCAGTAGACGGAGGCGGTTATGGTGAGCGGCTCGACCTGCACGAGGGTGTGTGCGGCGACACCGCTGGGCCGCCAGCCAAAGCGCGCGCCCGGTGCGATCGACTCGGGGCCGAGGATGAGGTCGCAGTCGTGCCACACCCACAGGCACGGACGGTCGCGTGCTTCGGCTCCGCGGCTTGCCATGCCTGCAGTGTCATGCGGGTGTCCTTCCAGTCGAAGACGCCGACACGATGCCGGGTCAGATGGGGTGGGTGTCTTCGTCGGGCGCGGCGCGGCGGCGGTCGTCGAGGTAGTCGCTGAGCGCCTTCTCGGCCTTCTCCGCGCGCTCCTTCATGTCGAGGTACGCCCGGTAGTCGATGTCGTCGTCACGCGGCTCAGCGACCGCAGGGATACCGACCTCCGGCGCGGGTGCCCGGTCGGGGCGACGCCACGCGCCGATGAGGTCCGCGACAGCTTTGAAGAGACCAGCGATGGCGGTGAGCACGACCGCGCCCACTCCGGCGACCGCCACCCACGCATCCACCGTCATCAGGTCTCCTTCGACTGGGCGATCGCCTCCACATGGGTGGTGCGTCCAGCTCGAAGAGCTCGCCGGTACCGCCCGAGGCCGCGGACGATCTGCACGACCCGCACCCCAGCGGTGATGCCGAGCCCCGCGACCATGAGCTGCGTGAGCGGGTTCGTGCCGAAGCCGTACTCGTGGACGAGCGCACCCCACAGCAGCAGGTAGCAGAGCGACACGACAGCCGTGGCGACCGCCTCGACGCGCTGCACGGCCCGCATACGGTTCCCGTGCCCCTCAGCCCGCTTCATCAGCGGCAGGGTCGAGAACGCGACGACAGCGGCCACCAGCAGCACCCACTGCCACACGTCTGCGAGGAGGTGACTCCACGCCTCTAGCGCGACCGGCTGGTACACCTCGGCGACGGACAGGATCGGGATGCCGGTGGAGATGAGCATCGCCCCGGCCGCCCACGCGTTGTCGGGCGAGGTGAGGCGGACGGGCTTAGGTTCGTCCATCTGCTTCCCCCCGTTCGACCAGGCACGACATCCCCGCGACGAGAGTGAGCAGCGCGAGCGCCGTGTACACGATCGGTGCGGACGGGGCGAAGTTCGGGGAGAACGCGATCGGCAGCACCCACAGCACCCACACGATGCCGAGCAGGAACGCCGGCACCGCGGCCGCCGCACGCGAATGCACGAGCAGCGCGACCATCAGCACCCCGAGGATGACCATCGTGAGGCCCCACCACGGTGGTGCGACGAACGCGAACGCCTGAGCGAACGACGGGATCCGCGCGTAGTCCTTCGGCGCCGCGACGATCGACGCCCCGAACACCGCCCCCACGGTCCCGAGGATGACGGTGATGACCTCGGTGAGGTAGATCGCGGCGAGCTTGTACCGCCACGCGGTCGGGATGGCGATCATTTCTGGTCGGTGATGTCGCGGTACCCGGCGATCGTGAACGGCGCCTGGTCGCCCCCGAGAGTCGGGATGCCCTGCGCGTTCAGCCACTCGATGTACGCGGTCACCTCGGCCTCGTTCGAGAGTCCGGTGTACGCGTTGCGCTTGGTGCCGGCGCCGTGGTCGAGCACCCACGCGGTGCGGACGCCGTCTGCTCCTGTCACCCAGGCGACGACGACGCCGCGCCGATCGTGTAGGTGCTCTTCGAGCTCGGTGAACTTCGTGTTGATCAGCTGCTCGATGTCGTCTTTCGCGCCCATCAGTTCGTCCTCCTCAGAAGGGATAGGGACCGCGCCGGTGGACGCGGGTGCGCCGGAGCGCGGGTTCATGTCGATGACGTGCCATGGCTCGTCGGGGTACCCGCGGCGGGGCTCGATCATCCCGGGGGTGAGTCCGACCGCACGGCAGTCGGCGTAGAACGCGGCACGGTCACCGCCGTACACCCACGACCAGTTCGAGAAGTCGACCGCGAGGGTCTCGCGCCCCTCCCAGAACCCGCCGTGCGACGAGGTGCCCGGCCATGCCGCACCGATGCCAAACAGGCGGCGGGCGATTTCCTGAGCGAAGAGGGGCCGGTAGGTGCTCCACCCGTCCCCCGGCGATAGCCGCCGCCCAGTGTGTAGGAACGCGAGCGCGATGAGCGCGAGCACGCGTGCGTAGGTCCCGGCGGTGAGCCCCCAGAACCAGTTGCCGTCGGTCTTGTTGTAGCCGCGTTCCCAGATGACGAGGTCGCTCTCCGGGATGTCTCCGTTGCGCCATGCCATGGCTCACCTCCTCAGAGATCGGCGTTCCACTGGAGGCGGACCGCCTGGGCGTCCGCGATGTACTGGAGCGTGTCGTCGCGACGCCAACGCACACGGAACGTCGTCGGCGACGGGAAGTCCCACAGGCGCGGCGTGAAGATCCTGCCGAGTGCATCGGTCTCGCCGTTCACAGGACCGACGGACACGTGCACGTACCGGGGCCGTGACGGCAGCCCGTGGGTGATGACCTGGAAGCCGTCGCCGCCCGCACTGAGACCCGGGTTGATGACGCCGGACGCTTCTCCCCCAGCGCCCGTGAGCACCCACTGACCACCCGCGCGGCTGTAGAACCGGCCCGTGTCGATGCGGTACGCGGTGGAACCGTCAGCGGGCACCCACGCGTCCATCTCTGCCTGGTTGCGGAGAGGGACGCGCCCACCGGCCATCACGGTGAGTTTCGCGGTCTGGGTGATTACGGAGGTCTGCGTCACGAGATCGGTTGACGTGACGACTGCCGTCGCCAACTCCTCCGCGCCCGCGGGAATGGCGGGCTTCTGCGGGTTGGCGTTGGCGACGCCACGGGTCACCCCGAAGAGGGGTTTCGTTTGTCCGGCATCCGTGAGGGACGGGAAACGGGAACGGAACCAGATCACGTCGATGCGGCTGTTCGCCTGCGGGGCGATGTCCGTTCCGACGGTGTCGGACGCGTCGTTCGCGACGAACTCGACCCCGACGCCGTCTCGCGAGGACGCTCCAACGAACTGGCCGATGCGGTAGGTCATGGCCTGATCGGTCGTGCCGGTGACCAGCAGCGCCGGTCCTGTGATGACGCCCGTGCGCGGGACACCCGCGGCGGAGTTGACGACATGGCCAGCCTGGATGCGACGCCACGCGGCGACGGACAGGCCATCCGGATCCTCGTTGGGAAGCGAAGGGGTGAGCATGGTGCCTCCTACGTGTGACCGACGCGACCGTCGCCAGCCGTCCACGTGGCGACGCGGCCGGAAGCGCTGGTGAGGTCGGTCGTGATGATGGACGGGATGCGGACGGTGCCGCCCGTACGGCCGATGGTGATGTCTGCAGCGCCGAGCTTCTCGGTGACGACCTGCGCGACGATGTCGTCGATGTTGTTCTCGATAAAGTCGGTGACGCGTTGGTCGAGACCGTCGACAAGCTCGACGATCACTTCCTGCTGGGCGGTGAGCGTCGCCTGCTGCTCCGTGATCGTCTCCTGCTGAGCGCGGAGGTCCACGATCGCCGCCTCGAGCGCAGGAACCGCGTTGAACTGCTGCGTTCCTGACGGGGAGTTGAGTGCGCGGATGGCCCGCTCAATCGCGGCGATCCGGTCCGCGACCCCAGCATCTCCAGCGCGGTCGGGTGAGGGGTCGGCCATCAGACCTCCTCGTCGTAGATCTCCCCGCAGGTCACCTGGATGAACTGCGATCGCGACGACCCGGACAGCCCCACGATGCGACGCCGGTAAGCGCCTGACGGGAGGTAGTCGTAGATCGAGTCGACGGTGGTGCCGCCGGTGAGGACCCCAGGCCCGGTGAAGGTACCGGGGCCGGTGAGGAGGCCGAGCTTCACGCGCTGCTGCTCCGACAGGAACAGCTCGGCGACGTCCCCGCACCCGTACTCATACGGGAATGGTGACGCGTCGATGGGCGCGTCGAATGACCAAAACTCCCACGGCTTGCGTGCCGTGCGCAGAGTCTCAGCGTTCGCGGAGTCCAGGGTTCCCGGCTCCTTCGTGCTCGTGGACACGTCCGCGTCGAGGTGCAGGAGAGGGAATCCCCGGTCGACGAGGTAGGGGTCGTACGTCATCCGCAGCAGCGTGGTGTCGAGAGAACGCCCCGCGGCGGCCCACGCGACCGACCCCATGCGGGTGGGGTCCATGCGCGTCCCGACGCCGGTGACGTCGCTGGGCTCCCACGTGAGCGGCGTCTCCCCCTGCAGCCGAGGCTGAGCTTCTGTGCCGGACTCGTACACCCAGCCGAAGCTGTCTTCGCTGGTGCGCTCGAGGCGGATCCGAATGTCCGGTCCGGCCTCCTGGCCGGAGAGGTCGGTGAGCGCGGAGTTGACGGTCTTCCGTTCGACGGCGGTGTACTCCTGCCGGCGCTTCCCGGGCCGGTCGGCGTGGAACCGGATGGGGATGTCAGTCCACCCGGGCCAGAGGCACGCCTGCTGCACGAGGCGGCTGCCGATGGTGCCGTGGTCGACGTCGCTGATGATGGTGTCGAACCCAGTGGCGGGCATCCCACCTGGTGCGAGCCAGTCGGGGGCCGCGGCCGAGAGTAGCCCCGGGGGCGGGGGCAGCACGGGTACCCAGTTGAGCATGTGGCGGATGCCGCGCGCCGTGACCTTCAGGAGTCCTTTGTCGCGGTCGAAGTCCTGAGGGAGGATCGGGCCGCCGAGCAGGTGTCCGCCGACGTCGACGGCGATCGAGTGTTTCCACGGGGTGAAGAGGTTCCGCCACTCTCGGATCCGGTCGACGAACGTGAGGTTCACCGTCTCTGCGGTGTTCGACTGTTCCTGCCAGTCGTGCACGGACGGCTCGACTTCGGTGAGGAGTGCCCCGCCGCGCGTCTCGAAGACGTAGAACCGTGTCGGCGGCTGCGCGGAGTCGGCAGCGACGTCGACGGACGCCATGGTGCGCTGCGTGTCGTCGTCTACCACCACGCGTGATCCACCTTTCCGGCGAGGGTGGGCGTGCCCACCGGATCTGTGACCTGGAGTTGGAATGTGCGCGACAGCATCCCCGGGACGTCTGTCCACTCGCGGTAGCGGAGCCACCGGGACACGTCCTGCCCGTTGAGGGTGGCGCGTCCGTTCTCGATGACGACGCTTGTTCCGGCGGGGATGGGGCGGTCGAAGCCGATGCGGGCGCCGGACTCGACGCACGTGATCAGGGCGGATGAGAAACCGCCGGTCAGCACGAGCGACACAGGCGCTGGCGCGCGACCGTCGTTGGGAAGCGTCACGCGCCCCGTAGCGCCCCCGCCGGGCCACTTCGCGGGCCAGACTGCCGGGAACACGAGACCGGCCCCTGGTGAGGGCGGTGGCGTGCTCTGCCACTCCCCCGTGCTGTACCGGCGCGGGTCGCGCGCACGGAACCGCACCTGGTACGCGGCTGTCTTCCCGTAGACGAGGATCTTCGTGTCGGGCTCGCCGACGCGGCGGACGTACGCCCACTTCGAACCGGACGGTTCCTCGATCAGGAGCAGGCCAAGGCTGCCGTCGGCGAGGACGCTGGAGATGGCGTTGATGTCGGCGCCCTGGTCGTCGACGGAGTGGATGATCCCCTCGATTGTGATGAGGCGCCCGTCGAGCGTCCCGTTGCCCTGGAACTCGCCGTGCATCTGCGGACGCTTGGTGGTCGGGACGTCGGATGAGACGCCCGACCACCAGCCCTTCAGCCCGTCCTCGGAGATCGTGTAGGTGGCCGGGTTGTCCGTCCCGTCGAGGAGTAGCCCGCCGATGTAGGCGCGGACCATCAGGCACTCCTCATCGCGAAGCCCATTCGTTCGCCAGCGATACGACCCACCTCTTCCTCCGACATCCCCTGTGAGGGGTAGACCGTCATCTCGATGGGTCGCTGATCGGCGGCGCGGACCGGTGCCGTGGCCCCGGCCGTGACGAACGACGACATGTACTGCGGTCGACGGTCGACGTACCCACCGTCCGCGTACCCGCGGATCGGGGGCATCTCGCCGCCAGCGTTCATGTGCTCCAGCCACGCGAGGTTACGCGGGACGGACACGACGCTGGTCTTCGTGATGAACTCGCCGCTGGCCGCCGCGATGAGCATGTTGTCCTTGCGGGACGGGATGCCGGGAATGCGACCACCGTCGGCGAAGCCGGGGACGATCGCGAACTTCCCACCGAGCGACGTGGCCTGGTTTCGCAGGTCGTTGATCGCTGCCCGAGCGGCGGACGTGTCGACGGTGATGGTGGGCTTGTAGCCCTCGACCGTCAGCTTGTAGTCGCGGATGATCTGCTCGACCGTCGCGGTACCGTTCGCGAGCTTCGTGGCGATCTCGGACGCGGCACCCTGACCGAGCTGAGCCGCGGCCGCCCGAATGACCGGTGCCGCGGTGTTGAGGTTGTTCGCAAACGCCGCCGTTCCGCCGGCCGACCGCTCGCCGAAGGCCTGCTCGAGCACGGCGAGCTGGTCATCCGATGCGTTGACGAGCTCGGCGACCAGCGGGGCACCCTCAGGGCCGAGGGACGCGAGTTCCGCGATAACCCCGTCGGATGCACGGCCGGCGAGCAGGATCATGTTCTGCTCCCACGCCGACTGCGCGTCGATCTGCGCCTGCAGCTCGGCCACGTAGTCGGAGAGGTTGACCGACACCCCGTCGTAGTAGTCCTGCCACGAGTCGCCCGAGTCCTCCGTGTCGGCCGCGGTCTGCTCCGCCCACTCCCGCTGACGGTCGCGGACGTTGTTCAGCGCGTCCCCGAAACCGACGAAGCGGGAGTCCCCCTCAGCGAGGGTCTCGAGGTACTTCTTCTGCGCCTCGTCCGCCTCCTTCGTGGAAGCAGCAGCGTCCCCCTGAGCGAGCTCCAGGAGCTTCGTCGACTTGGCCGAGTTGTCGAGACCCTCGACCTGGACGCCCAGGGTGTTCGCCTGCGCCGTGAGCGCATCACGGAATTCCGGCATCCGGTCGAGCAGGATCTTCTGCTCCTGGTCGGTGAGGTTGTAACCGTCGGCGAGGACGCGGAACCCCTCCTGCGCCGCAGGCAGATCCGTCGCTGCCAGCCGCGCGAACTCCTTGCCCAGACGACCGAGGTTCGCGTCGAGCTGAGACGTCGCCAGATCCATCCCCTTCAAGAAGGGGTTGTTGGCGATGATGTCGAGCTTTTCCTTGAAGGTGTCGGCGTCCTTGATCGCGTACTGCAGCGCGGAGATTGGCGTGCCCTTGTCGGACACCGCGAACAGCTCCTGCGGGGACTTCGCGTTGCGGATGACGTTCTCGTACTCGGCGGAGGTGGCCTTGAGCTTGTCGAGGGCGGACTGCAGCGCCGCGATACCCACAGCACCGGCGGCGAGTCCGAGACCCCACGGGCCGCTGAGGAACGACACGAGGCTGCTCATGCCCCCACGGAGCCGTCCGACCCCGTTCACCGTGGCCTCGGCTGCGCGGGCCACACCGGGCAGCTCTGAGCCGCGGAGAGTGGTCAGCGCGGCGTTGAACTCCGCGATCTTCGGCACGGCCAGGAGGAACGTTCCGCCCATGAGCGCAGCAGCGCCCCCAGCGGTACCGAGCAGAGCCACACCGAGCTGCAGCCCCTCCGGGAGGTCAGAGAAGCCCTTAGCGAGCTCAGTGACCGCCTCTGCGGTCGCCGCGACGGCGGGGAGGAAGATCGAGCCGTAGTCGATCGCGGCGTCGCGCGCGGCGTTACCGGCGATCTGCAGCTTCGCCTCGGTCGTCTCGTACCGCTTGTTCGCCTCGTCGGTGAGCGCGGTGTTCTGCTCCCACGCCCTCGCCTGCAGGTCCAGGGAGTCGGTGAGCAGGTCGCCCGCGCCCTTGAGCTGGAGCAGCACGCGCTGCTCTTCCGTGGACCGGAAGCCGAGGTCGGTGAGCGTCTGCACGACGTTCCCGCCGGACGCCTCGACCCCGTTGAGGCCCTTCGCGAACAGGTCGAGCGCGCGAACCGGGTCTTCCTTGAACTGCTTCGCGAACTCCTGTGACTTGACCCCCGCGACTTTCGCGAAGTCCGCGAGCTGCTCTCCACCTGTCTGGACGGCGGAGTACAGGTCCTGGAGCACGCGGGAGGCGACGCCGCCACCGAGCTCTGCGGTGATACCCATTGAGGCGAGCGCGTTCGCGAGCCCGAGCACTTCGCCCTCAGTCGCGCCGATGAGCTTGCCCGAGCCGGAGATGCGCTGCGCCATCTGGATGATGTCGCGCTCCGTGGACGCCCCGTCGTTGCCGAGCGCGACGAGGGTCGCACCGAGACGACCGACGTCCTCGGGGGCGGTCTGCATCACGTTCATGAGCTGCGCGATGCTGGTCGCCGCTTCGTCGGCGGAGAGGTTCGTCGTCTCCGACAGGTCGATCATCGTCTTCGTGAAGTCGGCGATGTCCTGCCGCTTCACACCGAGCTGACCGGCCGCCTCGGCGACGCCCGCGATTTCCTCGTGGGTGGCGGGGAGCACGCCGGTGAGTGAACGAAGCTGCTCCTCGAGCGCGCCCATTTCCTCGGCGTTGCCGTCGACGGTCTTCGTAACACCAGCCCACGCCGACTCCCAGTCGATCGCGGCCTTCACCGACAGGGCGGTGGCGGCGGTGGCGATCGCGCCGACTGCGAGGAGCTTGGTGCCGACCTTCTCCATCGCCGCGTGCTGCCGCTCGTACGCGGCCTGGGCGTCCTCACCGGAGTCCTTGAGCTTGACGTTCGCTTGGCGGGCCTTCTCGTAGTTGGCGAGGTAGTTGTTCACCTCGGCGAACAGGACGACCTTGACGATGCGCTCCACAGGGAACCTCCGTCCTGTCGTCGGCCGACCGTGGCCTACCGTGTGACCCGATCGACGTCGAAAAAGACGCCGTTCAGGTTGGCGCCGTCGCCGGATGCCTTCTTGTGCGCGTCCATCGCGTCGAGCGCGGCCCTGCGGGCGTAGTTCGTGTGCGGGCCGCGCGCGACGTAGGTGTAGTCGCTGCCGTAGCTGCTCGGTGAGGCATCGTCCGACGTCGCCTCGGGGAGCCATTCGCCGAACTCGCCGGTGTTCCGCTCGACGATGATGAGCGCCTGCACTAGGTCGCGGGACTCGTCGTCCCACTCGCTGTCCGTCGTCGACGAGACGACACGGCCGTCCTCGTCGTGGACGTAGGTGGTGGTGGGCTGCCAGCCCCAGTACCTCCGCGGGGAGATCCCGGCGCGAACGGCGGCAGCTACTTCGTTGCGGAGCGCCGCGCTGCCCCGGAGTCTTTTACCAGCGCGTCGAGACGGTTGGCGGGCTCTGCTTCGTTGAGCGACCAGACGGCGTTCTGCACGTCGGTGACCTCGGACCCGGACAGCACGGCGAACAGGCGCGCCCACTGCTCGAGCGTGAGGTCCTGCTCTTCCTCCCCTTCGAGGCGGAAGCCGTAGGCGGTGTCCGTGTCGACGTCGACGTACGCGGCGGCCGCGAGGGAGAGGGTGGAAATGTTGTAGCCGTAGTGGCGGTCGACCGGCACGTCTGCGCGGACCGGGTGGTGGAGGCTGAGCTCGCTCCACGCGTGCCCGGGGATGCGGTAGAACCGCAGCGTCACGAGCGACTCCTGAGCCTGCTTACGAAGTTCATCGATCTGAGCCTGCAGCTCGGTGATCCTGGGGTTCTCACCGGAAGCCAGCCGCTGATCGGCTGCGACCTCCGCGGCAAGCCGGGTGAGCTGTTCGCGGAGGTCGCTGATGCGGTCCGCGATGTCGCCGTCGAGGCAGACGGGAACGTCCTTGTACGCGCGGGGGCGCTGCTCGGATCGGGTGAGGAGTTCGTCGAAGTTCATGGGGTCCGCCGTTCTCCGCCGTGAGGGGTGAACCGTGGGGGCGTCCGGCGGAGAACGCCCCCACGGGGTTGGGTCACGTCAGGGCGTGCTCGGCCGAGACGTAGTTGACGGCCGCGGCCTGCTTCTTGGTGAACTTGCCGTCCTGGATGGGGCCGGGAAGCTGCTCACCGAGCGTCAGCGAGTACGCGCGAACCTTCTGGCCGGTGGCCGCGACGGCCGTCTGCGGGACGCCGCGACGCTCGACGATGATCCAGGAGCCGGGCGTCAGGATGACCGACGCCGACGTCGCGTCCGCCGAGTCCACGTAGGACAGGTCGGGGATCTCCTGGTTGACAGCCTGCAGCGACTGCCGCGACTGGGGCGAGGTGAGGCGCGTGTCGGCGTTCTTGCCCTGCGAGGGGCCGGGGTTCCAGCCGCCCTGCATGAACGAGTACGTGATCCGCTTCGCGCTCGTCGCGCCGAGGTTGGCGGCGGTGATCGCGTCGAGGTTCACACCGGCCGTGTTCCCCGGGATCGCCCAGAGGGTGAGGTTCCCGGTCTGGTCGACGGCGGGAGGCCCGCCGAATGCCTCAGGCACATCTGCCATGGGCGTTCTCCTTTCATCTCCCCGGCAACCGGGGGTTTCGGTTGACCCTCGGGGAGACCGAGGGGGTCAGAGGGTGGAGGTCAGGACACGTCGCCCGTGGGGGCGTCCTCGACCTCGGTGGCGGCCTGCTCTTCGACGGGCTCCTTGTAGGCCCGGAGGCGGCTCTCCTTGGTGGTGACGGTGACGTCGTATTCGACGAGGCGCACGTCCGGCTCGATGCCCAGGTGGGTCATCTGCTCCTCGTAGAGGGCGAGCTGGTTCATGGCGGTACCCACGTTGTCGTAGCCGCCGCTGAGCAGCTTCTGATCGCGGGCGATGCCGTAGACGGTGCGGGTGGTGTCGCTGGTCGACATGGTTTCTCCTTAGGTGGTGGCCGCTGCGCGGCTGCTGACGGTGTCGAAGTAGATGTCCTGGTAAAACAGGCGCGTGTTCGAGTCGTGGTCGGCGTCGTCCATGTCGCCGGTGAACGGGCTGCACGCACGCCCGGGAACCTCGAGCCGCTGCCCGACGAACTGGGTGCGCAGCGCGTCCACGAGATCGACGAGACCGCCGGCGTCAACGGCGACGACACGCCACTTGAACTCGACGCTGTAGTCGCCAGCGACGTCCTCGGGCGCCGTGTTCCGTTCCCCGGCGTACCCGCGGATGGTGACCGTCAGCACGAAGTAGTTCCCGGAGACGGCCGTCGCGCCGCTTTCGCGGAACACATCGAAGACGTCGCCCGGGTCGATGTACTCGTGCGCCGCGGCGAGAGCTTTCGCAGCGTCAATGTGCTGGCGCAGCATCAGACGTCCGCCGTGTCGGCGCCGGCCATGAGGATGCCCCGGATGAACCCGTCCTGGTTCGCCTTCGCGGCGAGGCGGGCCGCGTGCTGCGGGGACGTGCCCCGGGCGGCGACGCCCTCTTCGAGGAAGCCGAGCGCGCCCTGCCCCTTTGACGGGTCGGGGCCGACCTCGGCGATGATGCCGTCGCCGGTCACCTCGATGTCGTAGCTCATGGACGCGGGGTAGCCGCGCGCGTGCCGGCCGGACGATGCTCGCGCGACGGCGCGCATGTCGTCACGCACGTCCTGCGCGGAGACCTGCACGGCCTTGCGGACGTTCCGCTGCAGATGCGCGGGGACGTCGCCCATGTCGGCGATGAGGCCGGTCACGTCGGTGAAGTCGAATGACACGCTCACGTCTGCTCCTTTACGGGGTATCGGTGGGCGGTCACCTGCCCCATGTCGGGGATGCCGGTGACCTCGACGACGAGTCCCACCAGGGCGGCGTCCGAGGTGGACTCGGTGACTTCGATCTCGTCGCCGTCGGTCAGCATCGGCGCGGCAACGGGAAGGTCGACGCGGAGATCCTGGGTGGCGACGCTCTGACTCGCGGAGTCACGGTCGGAGACGGCCCGGCTGGCACCGTTCGCGACGCGGGCGATACCCGAGTACTTCTCGGTCACCAGCACCCGTGTCGCCTTCCCCGCGACCGTCTGCTGCTTCCACGTGCCGGCGATGACCGTCTCGGTCATCCGCTGCTCGGCACGCTCACGGCCGCGGACGAGGACGGTCGGGTCGTACGCCATCAGCTCTGCCCCAACCGGATCGAGAATGCGCCTCGTCGAGACTTCACGCGCGGCACCAGCGCATCCGCCTCGGCGTCGCTGATGAACAGCTCGCCCTCTTCGGAGTCGCGGGCGCGGCGGCGGGTGAGGGACCAGTCGTCGATCTGCTCTCGTTCCTCTGCCCATCCATCGGTGTTCTTGAGGAACCGGGCGACGACGTCGGCGATCGTCGAGACGTACCGCCGCTCCCAGTCCGCGAACTCCTCGGCGGTCGCGAAGGTGGGCGGCTGGTGGATGCCGCGGAGGCGCAGCGCTGTGCGGAGCTGCGCCCCCGCGTCTTCGATGCGAGCCTCGGCCACCACGGTCTCCGCGGCGGTGAGCGGTCGCCACCGACCCGCGATGTCGTCCGCGGTGACTTCCGGCCACATCATCGTCACTCCACCGGGATGTCGACGCTCTTCAGCGCCTCGATGATGTCGGTCTTCGTCGCGTCGGCGGGGATGTCGATCTTGAACCCCTTCGCCTTGGCAGCGGCGACGCCGTACGCCCGCCAGGCGTCCGCACCGGACCCAGCACCACCACGAGGGGGCAGGGACAGTTCGGACGCGTCAGGCGAGCCGGTGGCGCTTCCTGTGGGCTCTTCGTGGCTGTCTTCGTCGCTCGACTTCGCAGCAAGGGCGTGCGAGCCCACTTCGACGCCCTTCGGGACCGTCGATCCCGCACGGAGGATGATCGGCTGCCCGGTCTCCCCCACTGCAACCACGACGCCATCGAGGTCTTCCCGGATCTTCGCCATGCTGGTGTCCTTTCGTGAGAGCGGGGCCCGGCGCGTGATGCGTCAAGCCCCGCTCGTTCGGTGCTCGGGTCAGAGGACCTTGGCCGCGAGGCTGAGGTTCGCGTTCGCGAGCACGGGAAGGGCGATGGCGTCCGAGATGACCTCGGCGATCATCGGGGGCTTCTCGCCCCGGTAGACACCCGCGACGATGCCCGGCTGCTCCGACTCCTCGATGCCGTACCGCTCGTCGGTCGACGTGAGGGTCTGACCCCAGAACGTCGCGCCGAGCTCGGTGTCTTCCCACGCGTTGGTCTCGACCGGTGCGGGGAGGAACAGGAGCTTCGTCTGGTCGAGGACGGGACCCGACTTGGTGCGGCGGTCGTACTTCACGATCTGCGGGAGACCGGCGCCGGTGACGATGTCACGCAGGTCACCCTCGGTGGATGCCCGCGAAGCGCCGTTGTTGAGCTGCACGCGGAACTGATCCCCGGAGCCCAGCGCGGTGAAGACCTTCGACGACATGAGCATGGCGCCGGGCTCGACACCGTTCGTGTCGATGTAGATCTCGCGCAGCGCCTGCAGGTAGGCGAGGCGGTCGACGTTGCTCGCGGTCCACAGGCTGGCCGCGATGACGTCGTGCTCGGCCTTGCGGCCGAAGGCGTCGTCGGCGCCCAGCTCGGGGATGGTGGCCTTGCCGGTTGCGAGGACGATGCCGCGGAGGCGCTCGACTCGGTCGGCGACGGCCTGCACGACGCGGCGCGCGGTCGCGAGGATGGAGGCCTCGAGCTGCGCGTCGGGAGCATTGCGGGTGCGGAGCTGCTCGTACTCGGAGATGGGGATCTCCTGGCCGACGGCGGCGAGCTCGAGGATGGTGCGCTTGCGCGGGACGCGGGCGCCCTTCTCGATCTCAGCGTCGAAGGCGCGGAACAGCGCCTCCTCGACCAGCCCTGCCTCACCAGCGAAGAAGCGCACGACAATGTCGGCAACCTCACGGTTCGGCAGGAAGCGAGCCAGGGTGCCCCGGCTCTGCTCGTACTCCTCGAGGGAGCGGCGGATGTACCCGGTCAGCGTGGCCGGGTCGACCAGGTCGGTCCAAAGTGCCATGGTCTACTCCCTTCAGACGTACTTGATCAGCGAAGCGAGCTTCGCGGTGATGGGCTTGGCGAAGTTGCTGTAGAACGCCGCGATCTTCGCGACCTTCACACGACCGTGGTCGAGCAGCGGGACACCGAAGTCCTTGTCGTCGGTGACGACCTGGTCGGTGAGGATGTGCCCCTCAAGGACGCCCGCGCCGGTCGTGGTGCCGGCGGTGACGTCGTAGGGAACGAGGAGGCCGCCGACGAGGGCGACCGGAGTGCCCGAGCGGATGTAGCCGTCCGGGTAGTGCGTGCTCTTCGTGAAGGCGGAGATGTCGAGGATCTCGGTGCGGGCGTTCCGGATGCCGTGGCTGGAGTCGAGCCACGACATGTCACCGGAGCCGTAGGTCTCCTGGCGGAGCTTGGGCATGATCAGTCCTTTCCAGACTTGTTCTTGGAGTGCTTATCGTCGTAGAGGTCACGTCCCGACTGGACGCTGCCGCCGGTCGCGTTGGTGTCACGGTCGCCCTGTCCGGGGATGGGGCGGCGCCCCGGCCTCGGGGTCTCGACGGCGGTCGAGTTGTCGTCGACCCACTTCTTCAGCGCCTCCGCGTCGACGTTCTTGCCGTCCTCGCTGACGAGGCTCTTGCGGTCGAGTGCGAAGAGCTTTGAGGCGGGCACGGTGCGCCCTTCGAGCGCCTTGTCGAGCTGGTCACCGACGCGCTCAAGAGCGAGCTCAAGGCGATCCGCCGCGCGGGCCTCCTCGATGCGCTTGTCAACGTCCTCCTGCGAGAGGGGCGTCGGCTTGCCGTCGTCGTCCTTCGGCTTCGGCTGCGTCACGGCACGGAACTTCTCCGCGTCGCTCTTCAGGTCGTCGTAGTCGGAGTACTTCGCGCGCTCGTCCTCGCGGGCCTTCTGCTCGGCGCGGCGTGCCCGTTCGGACACAATGCGGTCGAGCTCCTCCTGCGATTCCGGAGCCTTGAACTCCTTCGGCGCGCCACCCCCGGCACCGTTCTCCCCGTCGAAATAGCGGAGGAACGGACGGTGATAGGCGGGAGCGAAGGAGCAGCCGAGCTGACCGAATGCGTTGAGCTTCATGGTGGGTTGTGACCTTCCGTTTATCGGGCCCGTCGGCCGCCGTTTATGGCCCGTCGGCCGTGCCGCGACACGCTCGCGTAGCGCCTCCACCGAGACGGTGGGAAGAGTGTGAGGGCGGCGCCCGTAGACCGGGGAAGATGCCGGCGGACGCCGCCCTGTCAGATGAGCCCGAGAGCCCGCGCCAGGCGGCGCACAGACTCGGGTGTGCCTCGCTCCCCCAGCCGCCGCAGTTCGCGCGCCAGGGCTCGCTCCAGCTCCGCAACCTTCGCTGCGGATGCCGGGATCGGTGAGGCGTAGACGTCAGCGCTGCTGAGTCCGACACCGCGGGGGACGTTCCCGGTCATCCGGGCGTATTGGAGGCGGTAGTTCGCGTCATACAGTCGTCTTTCCGCCGCCGTCATCGTGGCTCGGCTCAGCGGGTCTCGCTGCCCGGCCGCCGCGGCATCGAAGCGCGCGGCCCGGTTGGTGGTGACCGTGCGGCCCCCGATGGTGACCGTTCCCCGCCCACGGCCGGCGGCGATAATCTGCCGGTCGGTGCGGACGCCAGGGGCCAGGGCGATCGCGCTCTGACCTCGGTCGAGGATGTACCCCTCCTGCTGCATCATCCGGATCGCGTTCGTCCGCGTCCCTGCCCGCCGGTAGATGTCGTCCACAGTCAGCCGGGAAGGGGTCCCGTACCGTCGCGCGCCGGCGGCCGTCGCGAGGCCGCGCTGCGAGACGTTCACGACACGGTAGATGTCGGCGCCGTCGCGGATGGCTCGCGCCTCGCTGCGACCGAAGACCTTGTCCTGCTGCTGATCGGTCATGCCGCGGAACGTGGCGTACGGGTCTGTGCGCTCGTCTCCAACGACGTTCTCCCGGCCGGGGATGTGCATGCAGTCGCACCGCGGATGCCGCTGAAAGCCCGTGTTCCACCGGTACCAGCGGCCCGCGAGGATCACGCACCGGCGGCACGACGGCGGGTTCAGCATCCGCACGTAACCGGTGATGTCGGGGCGCTGCACGATGTCGGCGCTGTACACCTCACGGCGGGTGTCCGCCATGACCGTCAGCGACGTCATCGTGAGCCACCGGCGGCCAACCTGCAGCGCCTCCACAGCGGAGGCACCGCGTCTGACCGCGACCTTCGTCGTGATGACCGCCTCGTCGAGGAGCGTGCTCATCGACCGGCCGTCCGGGGCCGACGACAGGAACGCCGCCGGGTCGAGCTCACCCACCGGGCTGTCGGCCTGGTTCGTCTCGGCGAGCACCGCTGCCGTGTACCCGACGGCGACGCCCACGGCTTCCGCTCGAGCGCCTTCCAACGTCGCCAGGACCCTGGGCTTCACCCGATCCCAGGACGCGTCGAAGTCGTCGCCCATCCGCGACCACTGCCGGCCAACGTCCGACGCTGCCGCGACGGAGAGCGCCTGCTGCTCGCGGTACTGATCAACTGCCGCCTGAAGCATCCTGGATCGGCCTTCCCGCAGCCGCGATCTGCGGATCCAGGATCACGTTCTCGTCCCAGTCCCGCATGCGGCCCTGCTCGATGTCCGTGTACCCCAGGTCCTTCCGGGCCTGCTCGATCGGGAGGATCGAACGGCCCGTGGTGTCCTTCGTCGTGACCAGTTTCATGATCGCGTCGGCCTTCTGAGCGACCGTCGGGGTCGACGGGTCACGCCAGATGGTCTCGATCTGCTTCGGTCGGGCGTCGTCCTCGCGACCCATGTTCATGAGCACGAGACGCTGCACCTGCTCCCACCGGGTCGAGAGTGTCCGCTGCTTCCGCTCGGCGCGCTTCACCAGTTGCGCCTCCGACGCGCGGATAGCGTCGGCGGACGGCGGGTTGTCGCCCTTGAACAGGAGGTAGTCGGCGGGGATGCCGAGCTGCATCGCGACGATCTGCATGAGCAGCTTGATGGACTCGTGGAAGTTCGACAGGGAAGCCTCGGGGAACTGCCCGAAGTTCGCGTCCTTGTTCTCGGTCGACCACATGCGACCGGCGATCATCGAGTACGTGTCGAGCGCATCGCCGGCCTCGTCGACGAAGTCATCTTCCTTCAGCCCCGTCGCGAACCGGCGCGGCAGGGCATGGAACTCGGCGGACACCATCATGTCCGAGGCGAGCTTGTTCAACGCGTCCAGCGGGCTGACGATCGGGTGGAACACCGACCGCCCGAGACGCTGGTCGAACTTCCCGGGTCGGTTGCGACCGAGCATGCGCGGGTCGTTCATGAGCGGCACGAGCGAGCAGAGGTTGTTGCCGTTGTCGTCCTCGCGGTCATCCTCGATCCAGGAGCCGCGGTCGAGCCGCCAGGTGACCCACCCGTTCTGGTGGTGGTAGGTCATCCACCGCTTCTTATCGAGGTCCGTCCACCGCTTCACGCCGTGCTTGACGCGCTTCGTCTTCGGGTCGTCCTCATGGATCGCGTCGAACGCCGACTCGAGCGTGATGACCGGGGCGTCGTCGTCCGACTCCCCCGGTCCGACAGTGGCGTACGCGCGGCCGAGCGCAAGGCTCTCACGGTGACCCTGCTGCGACAGATCGGGCCCGTCGTTCTCCTGCCACACGTCCCACAGGTCGTCGTCAGCCTCGGCGCCGCGGCCGATGCGAAACCCCTCGACGTCGAGACGGTTGTCGTAGACATCGACGGCGAACAGGGCGAGGTTCAGCACGATCGGCGAGAGACGATAGCCGAGCTCCTGCTGCAGCACCGGGGCAAGGAACTTCAGCGGCTGCTCACCCTCGAAGTACAGATCGTTCTTCTCGAGCATCGGCTTCTGCCGGTTGATCGCCCGATTCAGTCGCAGCGCCTCGTCCAGTTCCGTCACGGCAGCTCTCCTATCTGCTGCGCCAGACGCGCACCTTCGCTCTCGGTTTTGGGGGCTCCCAGCCGGCGGCGAGCGAGTCGCGCACCGCGGCGTTCGCGAGGATCGAGCACATGGCGAGGTCGATCTTCTGCGTCTCGTTCGGCTTCCCGAGGATGTACTTCTGACCGGGCTTCGCGACCTTCTTCGCGTTGCCCATGTGCAGTTCCGTGATGGGGCAGCCGTCCTGCGTGATGCGACCGTTTGCAAGGTCCGCCTCGAAGCGGCGGATCTCCTCGTACATGCGGGACACGGAGTTGGTGGGCCATTCGACGACGTGCTCGTCGCCGTGGCGGAGCGCCCACGTCTCGATGTCGGTGTTCCAGTCCTCTGGGTCGCAGTACATGCGCACGACGGTGAACCGGGCGAAGAGCTCGTCGACGGCCGCGTCGACCTCACCGTGAGGGATGCGGTCGCCGTGCTGCTTCGGATCCCAGAACGCCGGCTGGTCGCGGTCGGGACCCCACCGAGGCGTGAAGGCGAAGCCCGTCATGGTCTGTGCGCGGAGGCCGGTCCAGTCGTTGTTGATGCTTCCGTCCAACTAGAACCCGATGCAGATGGCAGTGCCATCCGGCGGGTTCGGCAACCACGGTCGCTTCGTCGCCTGCATCGGGTACCTCCCTACCTGCCCGCAGGGGCGATCATGCGGCTACGCGCCCCAGTGAGGCGTACGCGCCTTCCCAGACACCTTCGGGGAGCCACGTGCCCATACCGCGCACGAGCTTGTTCCCGTAGAAACGTTCCGCTTGCGCCGGGTCCTGCTCGAGCAGCTCCGCGGCTTCGGCCTCGATCGAGTCGAGGTCGACGTGCGCGGCGCCGATGTACACGTACGCGTGGATTTTCCGGCGGTCGCGCTTGTTCTTGTAGCTGAGGTTCTTCGGCGGCTGCCGGTAGAACTTGAACAGGTCGGCCGCGCGGGACTCGTACGTCGACCGCGCGGTGGACTCCTCGGCAGGGTCCCACGTGTTCGTCAGCTCGATGCCACGGCCGCCCATGCCCGACGTGCCGCGGCGCATCGTCTGCGCCGTGCCCATCAGCCCGTTTGACTTCGTGTAGATCCCCGTCTCGTCCTGCACAAACCCCGTGGTCGGGTTACCGAGACGGGACGACTCCGCCGAGGTGACCTTCTCGATCACGCCGTCGTCGCCGATGCGCATGAACTTCTCGCCCACCCGGATCCGCTCGCTCAGCGGCCCGCGGAGGACCATCTGCTGTAGCGGTCGCCAGGTGTTGTTCACCTGGTCCTCAGACGTCGCCATGAGCTGTATCAGCGGCGTCGGCCACGGCATGCCCATCGGCTCACCGAGCTCGTACTCGTAGACGAACCCGCACTGGCAGCCGTACCGCGCGCAGTCGTAGACGTCATCGTCCCCGGCCCACCCGGCGAACAGATCGGGGCCGAGCGCCATGACCGCGGTCTCGGCCGCCGCCCAGGGGCTTTTCCCGTACTTCTGCGGGCCGACGACCAGCGATCGACGGTAGGCGAACGCCTGGTTCTTGATCGGGTCCTCGGGCCGCCACGGGGTGTCCGGCCGCACCCGGCCGTGGTTGGCCGTGCACCAAAGCTGCCAGTCCGACAGGATGAACGGCTGCCCCTTCCGGAACCCATCCGGGATCGGCAGATGCCACGCCATCCAGTCGGCCTGCAAGTACCCCAGCGTCGGCCACGTGACCTCGAACTCAGCGATCTGCTCCGACATCTGGCAACGCCTTCAGCCTTCCTCGCGACGACGGCACCTGCCGTTTCGCGGCCGCCGGCGTGGACGCCGACACCGTCGGAGCCTGCACCGGGTTCGTCGAGATCCGCAGCCCCGCACTCAGCAGGACCCGGTAGTTCAACAGCAGCTCGTTCTCCTGCCGCATCAGCACGCTCAGGATCGCCGACTTTGAGTCCGGATCCTCGGCCTTCACCGACGTGCGCACATGGAACGCGACCGGGCGGAACAGGAACTGCTCCTCCCATACGATCGCCTGCGGCAACCGCCACATCTGCGCCCACACCTCGAGCTCCCGCTCCGACGCCTCCGACAGAGGCCACACCGGGACCGGACCCGTCCGCTCCTTCGGCAGAGTCCGGATCGCGCCAGCCTCGATGCGCACCGCCTCCGACAGAGAAGACGTGTCAGGGGTGCGACCAGCACCCGCGCGAGCACCGCCTCGAGGCATTCGGCCACCCCCTCAGAAAAGTCTTTGATTCCGCCGCGTTCCGGAGCCACCTCCCCGGCGGTCCTGGCTCGAGGGGGGCCTTGGGGGGCCTCCCCCACCCCCTTTTGGGGTCGGGTTGGGGCGGGGTCTGGGGTGGTCGTGGGGGGGGGCTGTGCGGCTGTCTCAGGGCGTGTGGTGTGTGGTGCGTGTGATGTGGTCTTCGAGGGCCTGTGCGCGCTGTGTGCACTGTGTGTGGCCTTGGTGTAGGCCGGGGAGTCTGTCGGTGAGGTCGCGTCCTCTGTCCGTGGTGGTTCGGTCGTGTTCGCTCATGTCGTGGTACTCGGTGAGTTGTGACTCGAAGAGGGCGACGAGCATCTTCGCTGTGACGAGCTGCTTGGCGGGGTCGCGTTCGGGTTGGCCTGTCATTGGTGGGCTGTCCTTCCGCCTTCGCTGCGGTTGCAGGTGGCGTGCTCGGGGCCCCGGTATCCGCGACGGTCGGGGCGGTGTCCGAGGTCCCACGGTTCGCCGGGGTGGATGAGCGGGTCGTTGGGGCGCAGGCAGTGGGGGTTGGCGCATCGGATGCGGCCGGTCGCGACTTCGGGTTCCCATGCCGCCCGGGTGCGTTCGTGCTCGGGCCCGTATCCGCGTTGCTGTCGTGTGCCTCGGCGTTTCTCCTGTTCCCGCTGGTGGGCGGGGCATCGGTTCGTCGGCGTGAGCGTCGGGCATCCGGGGTGGGCGCAGACCTTCAGCGCCACTCCTACGCCTCTGGGGCAGCGTCGCCGCGGTAGTTCATGAGGGTTCGGAAGCCGAGCGGGTTGCGCGGTCCGTCGTGCCGTTCGTTCGCCGCGCTCTGCTGCTGAACCTGGAAGTCGATGGCCATCCCGGTGCGTGCTGCCAGGTATTCGCCGACGGCGAGCCCGAGGAACGCCACGAGCTCGGAACCCACGACCGTGGCGAGCGCTGCGTACTTCTCGTCGTCGAGGATGAGGCGCACGTCGATGTCGCGGTAATCGCTGCGAGTGACGGCCGTCCCGACTAGGTACGGCGTCTCGCCAAACGCTTCTGCGATCGGCTTGCAGGCTTCGTCGAGAATGAACATCTGTCGGGGGCTGAAAGCGCTCACCGTTCTTCCTCCTGAGGTCGGGGTGCCGGTGACGGGAGCGCGCAGCCGGGGTCATCGCATCGGCAGGTCATCGACGCCACCTCCGGACGAGATCGAGGAGCGTTGGTGCGCCCGGATCCGGCCATCGTTCTCTGTCGGTCGCTGACCACCAGAAGACGAGCGCGCAGATCGCGATGATGCCGAGGATCAGCAGGGGCTCGAAGATGATGACCATCAGGGTTGTTCGAGTTCGGGGTCGCAGCAGAGGGCGGCGGCGAGGGGGCTGGAGTAGCAGGACCCGCAAGTCGTGCACTCCGGCATGTCGGCGGCGTTCATCTCTCCGCGTCTCCCGGGTTGGGGCGGAATCCGATGGTGTCGGTGACCGCAGTCTGCTGGTAGTTCGTCTCGACTCTGGCGTCGCCTCCGTATTGGCCCGGGGTGGGCTCCGACGCCGGGACGCAACGATGTGTGGTGCGCCAGGTGAGTACGTCAGACCGTCGTGCGCGGATCGACGACCCGCAGCCACACCATTCACGCACGGTCGTCCTCCTCAGAGAGATACGCGGAGATGACGTCGCAGCAGACGCCGAGGGTGGGGTCACCGCAGATCGGGCAGCGGGGCATCATCGCCCAGCCCCGAACAGCCACCAGAGTGCGGCGGGTGTCCACCGTTGGATGGTGATGGTGAGGGCGATACCGGCGGCCATGCCGGTGAGGGTGAGGGTGGTGCGCATGTCGACTCCGTTGTCGAGGGTGTGAGGGGCGCCGGCAGTCGTTGACGGGCGCCCCTCTGGGGTCGGTGCAGGTGCTCCTCCGCCGTTCAGAGATGCGGCGGTCATGGGTAGCCCTTCGCCGCCTGGAGGGCAGCGTTGACACCGAGTAGGGACCCGCGGTCGGGAGGAGGCGTTCGTCATGCGCGCGTGGCTGTGGTGTGTGCGCTGCGGCTCTCGGACTCCCGACCGGGGTTGCGCATCCCCGAGGATTCGAACCTCGGCTGACCCGGTTTTGGAGACCGGCGCTCTACCGCTGAGCTAGGGACACATGGAGGTACGACGAAGCCCCCGGTCACCGTGTGGGGTGCGGGGGCTTCGTGTGCTGTAGATCAGGCAGCAGCGCGTCTGCGCTCTCGTGCCCGATCGTTCTGCCGATCCATCGCGGCGCGGCACGTTAGGCAGCGACAACCGCGCCGCCAACCACGCAGGCCGTGACGCGGAGGCTGCTCCATGGCGTTCTTCGCGTGGTGGCATGCACGGCAGAGGAGCTGGCACTTCGCCAGCTCCCGCTCTCGGGTTTCCACCCGGCGCATCCAGAGCGCGGCGATCTCGATCTCTTTCGACGCGGGGTCGATGTGGTCGACCTCGAGTCGTTCGGTGCCTCCGCACTTCACGCATCGTCCGCCCGCGGCTTCGATCCAAGCCGCTCTGCGCTCCGCGGCCACGCGCTTGTTGTATTCAAGGCTGTGGTGGCTGGCGCACTTGCCCTTTGCGCACACGGGTCGCTCGCATCCGCCCACGATGCACGTACCGTCAGCGACGGAGACGGGACGAAAGGCGCCCTGCATCGGGATGCCTTTTCGCTCTCGCTGGTAGTGACCGTTGCAGAGACCACGAGCTGCGTGGCGCCGCTCGCACCCTGGGATGTTGCAGATACGATCTGTCACATCGACTCCCTTCCGAGTCGGTCATGCCCCCGACCGGTTGCCGCCGGTGCGGGGGTTCTGTGTGTTCGAGAACTGTCTAGTTCATTTCTAGGGGCGGCAAACGGGATGGGGTGCACATCACGGCGAAACACGGCGTGTCGCGCTCTGTGCGGCTTCCTCGCGCCGTTTCTCCGCTCGGATGCGTTGCTGGACGATGGGGTCGTTCTTGAGGCGTTGACGCCACCAGGAGAGCAGCACCCGGAGTTCGACGACTCGGACCCGTTGACCGTCTCGGATGGCCCAGAGCATCGGCATGCCCTGGAGACGCCAATGACGGATGGTGCGGCGGGACCGGTGGACGCGCTTCGCGGCTTCCCGGTAGGTGAGCTGAGGCATCTGTCACCCACCCCGGTGTGAGTCGGAGAAGCCTGCGAGCTTGTCAGCGTGCGAGGTCCGTGTGCTCGTGGATCTCGCCGTAAGGCACATCACCCGAGAGGTAGACGTCGGTGCCACCGTCGGTGAACCGGTCGACGCGAACGCCTCGTCCCTGCGGGTCCGTGATCGCCTCTTCACAGACGCGTTCGATGACGTCGAGGTCGATTCCCCGCGCTGTCGCGACCCCCTGGTTGATGTCCACGATGCGATCCTTCCACCCTGTTCGTTGCTTTGCTCGGTCACGAAGTGCCCCCAGATGACTGATCACTCGGTTTGTGGGTGGGGCAGTAGTCGCGCACGGTGCGCCCGACTGTGACCGTCGCCCACTTCTCGTACGCCTCGGGTGAACAGTAGATGCGGCGCTCACGCTCGCAGCCCTCCGCATCGCAGACCGCCAGGCCTCCGGGATGACTCGTACGCCACGTCATGACGGATCGCTCGGTTGGGTAGCGAAGCCTGGCGCGGGCGTCCTGCCCGGTCGATTCAGGAAGGCCACGCTGTACGCGGAGGGACGATGCTTCGCCGCCCACCGGTGCGCGCCCTTCGCCGTGAACGAGATAAGGCGGCCTTGCTTGTCGCGCACCCACTCGCCGTCCGCGCGCACGAGGTAGTCGCGCTCAGACATCCCGACCACCATTCGCGTGGTTGGTGTCTTCGCTATAGACCTCGCCGCACGACCGGCACACGCCGACCTTGGCGACGGTCCCGTCCCGCAGGTCCGTGTAGTCGTACTCGACCTGCCGGCGCCCGCACGTGCCGCACAGTCCCTTCCGTGGGTGCGGGTGGATGCCGTGGACTGCTTTGAGGCGTCGGATCGTGCGGAACAGTTCCTCCCGGTCCTCCTCGAGTTCGGTGAGGGTGTGGATGGTGGTGGCGTGGGTGATGAGCCATCCGACGGTGACGAGGGCGACGTCACGTGCTGTACCGGGTGTGGAGAGCGTGTTGGCGGTGAGTGCGGGCGCATCAGCCCTGGTGGTCTCGGCCCGGTCCCACACGGTCGCCGCGTACCCACCGAGCAGACCCCACAGGTACTCCGCATCCCGGGTCACCGCGGTGTCGATGACGTCGGACAGGTCACGGTGGTCGTTGCCGCCGGTCACCTGCAACCGGTCGAACTGCGACCCACCCCTGGACACTCCGATGGCCGGTTGCCCGAGGGTGACGAGCATGGACAGCACGTCGGGGATCTGCCCGAGGTGATGCTCGAACGAATCCACCCACCGGCGGTAGTCGTGGTCCGCCTGCTGTTCGGTCGTGAAGCCAATATCGCTCATGCCAGCACCCCGCATCCGCATGCGCCGTTCAGCGCAATCTCCATGAAGCACTCACCGCACACGGGGCGCGGGGCCGGTGCGGCGGGGCATACGGCGTGACCCCACCCCTCCGGGTGCTTCGTGACATGCTCGCCAGCAGCGAAGGTCTCATCGCACTCGGGGCAACGCCCGGGGTGCTGAGCCTCGATCACGGCGCTCATGCGATCACCGCCAGGAGGAACTCGGCGACGGCGTGACCGAGGTCACGCGCTGCAGGTGGGGTGACCGCGTTCCCGGCCTGCTTGACCTTGTCCCGCTTCGACCCGACGAGGTGGTAGTCCCTGGCGAAGCCCATGCCGAGCTGGATCTCGTGGGGCTCGAGCATGCGGAAGCCGGCGTCGTCAACGTCGAGGCTGATCGGGGCGCCCGGCTCCAGGAGTGACTGGTGCCCGCCCGTGGTGAGGGTGCGCAGCGGCTCCGTGGCCGGGGTCGTCATCTCCGCGCCGCCCAGGTTGTTCCGCATCACGAGCGCCTGTGTCGTGGCGGTCGTCGCCGTTGGCAGAGGTTCGGTCACGGAGCGCGCGCGGTTCTCGTGCGTGTTCGTGAGCACCAGCGCGTGGTGGTTCCCCTCGGCGCTCACCGTGTCGATCGGATGCGATGTCGGCTTTGCGACGCCGTGGTTCCGAAGCGGCACGACCAGGCCGTCAGCCTCGCGCGTGGTGAGTGACGACATGGGCGACGTGAGCGGCGTCGCATCCGACCGCCAGGTGCCACCAGCCGGGACCAGCAGACCGGTCTCGTTCCGAGTCGACTGCGTGCGCAGTGGGTCAGCGACGGATGCCGCGCTCTTTCCTTCACGCCCCTCGACGGGGATGAGCTGCGCCACGAACATCGAACCGGACGCCGTCAGCGCGCCGAGCGCGTCGGTGGCGGGCTTGGCCGGGACGGTGTTCCCCTCGCCGCGGACGATGAGGGGCGGCATCGCGAGGCCGTGCTCGGCGGTGCCCATCTGCGCAGGCATGGGCGAGTCGAGGTCGCTGACCCGGAGGTAGCCGGAGCCGGTCGTGACGCCGTCGTAGGTGTTCCCGGCGGCCTTCGCGATGATCGGTGCCCAGTGGCGTTCGATGCCGCGACGGATCCGCTCGCGCGTCTTCTCGGCCAGGGGCTTCGCGCGGTCGCCGATGCGGGGCGCGGGCAGCGACCAGTCGATGATCGACTCGGCGGCCAGCCAGCCGGGCTCGATCGTCGTCCAGCATGTCGGGCAGCGGTAGACGTACTGCGCGCGGTAGCGGCCCCACTGCTCCTTCTTCTTGAACGCCTGGACGGCCTGCACCTCTCCGTGCTCGGGGCACAGCGCCATCGGTCGGGTCCACTTCCCGACGTCGGGGCCCTGGCGGTCCTTCGACACGAGGTCCTCGCGCCACATCACGACGTACATGCGGTCGCGGGACTGCGGCGCGGGGAGGCCGCCGATCTGCGCGTGCATGCTGTTCAGCCAGACGAGCTGCATCCGGTAGCCGAGCGCGCGCATTGCCATCTGCCACGCGTCGAACTGGTCCCACCTGTACGCGTCGACGACGTTCTCGAGGATGATCGCCATGTACCGGTGGTGCTCGGCGAAGCGGGGAATGTCCCACATCGTGGCGCGGGAGCGGTTCGCGGCCTCGTCCGGGAGGGGGCGGGTGCCGTCCAGCTCGAACAGCGCCTGATCCTGCTGACGCTGGCGCTTCACGCCCTTCGCGATCGAGTGGTTCGTGCACTCCGGCGACCCCCAGAGGACGTGCGTCTTCGGGAAGTAGGCCGGGTTCACCTGCGAGATGTCGGCCTGCGAGTGGTCCGTGTCGGGGTGGTTGATCTGGTGCGACTCGATCGCGAGAGCCCAGTGATTCGCGGCGATGACGACCCGATAGCCCGCCTCGACAAGACCGGACGAAGACCCGCCGGCCCCGCAGAAGAGGTCGGTGACGGTGAGGCCGTTCCAGGGGACAGTGGGGCGCGCGTAGCCGACGACGGGCGCTGTGATGCTGTTCATGCTCGGGCCGCCTTCCGCAGCTTCCGCAGTTCGCGTTCGGACTGGCCGCCCCACACCCCGTACCGCTGGTCGGTGCGGAGGGCGTAGCCGAGGCAGTCGGAGATGACGGCGCAGCCGTCGCAGATCTTCTTCGCCGCGGTCGCGGATTCGCCGTGACCCTTCTGCGGGAAGAACATGTCGGGCATGACCTCGGCGCACGCGGATTCCTGCATCCACGGTTCGGGGGTAATGAGGGATGCGGTACCCGACCAGGGCACGTGCGGTTGCACGTGGGTGACGGGGATCATCTGGTCCATCGGGTGTCTCCTACGTTCGCGGGTCGGTTCGGGTTCGGTGCGATCTGGGTGTGGAGGGCGTACAACTCCGGGTGGCGGCGGATGTGCTGCCAGACGGTGCGCCACGCGGCAGCCTCGTCCGGCTGGGCGCGGGTCCGCGTCTGCACCGTCTTGGTGGAGCAGCCGAGGTCCTCCGCGATCCAGGACGCCGGGAGGCCCTCGCCGCGGAGCGCTTCCATCCGGGTCCCTGCTGCGTGAGTGATGTGTCCGCCGGTCATGCCTCATCGGTCCCGTCCGTGTCGAAGGCGTGAGGGAACAGGCGGGCGACGCGCTGCCGGTTGACGTCGTCAGCGGCTCTCTCCGCGTCGGTGGCGGCGGCGATGAGCTGCGATGCGAGATCCCGCGCCGTGCCCGCCTGCATCGTCGTGGTGTGTTCCTGCCCGTTGGGGAAGGTGGTGAGGGTGACGGTGCCGTCGTCGTTCCAGTCGGCTTCGGCAATAGGCACCTGCTGTTGTTCGTGGAGGATCACAGTCCCAGCCCCTCTCGGATCTGGTCGACGAAGAATCCGAAGTCGACGGTCCTGCTCTCGTAGCCAGATTCGACCTCGCCAGTCGAGCCGTAGACGGCGATGAGGTTGGCGATGCGCTGCTGCTCGACGAGCGCGAGCGTCGCGTGCACCTGCGCCTCCGATACGCGACGGTTCAAGTACGCATCGGTGTCGAGTCGTGTGACGCGCTTCGGGTCGATGAGATCCAGAGCCTTCGCGGTGTGGTCGATTCGTTCGGTCATGCCTTCGTCTCCTCGGTCTCGATTCCGGCGCGCACAACAGCGCGGACGGCGTTACGGCGGTCGGCGCGGACCTGCGTCGCCGGGTTCTTGTACTCGGTGCTGTCGTTCTCGAGCGCGGACGCTCCGAGGGCCAGGACAGCGATGTGGTTGGCGAGTCGGAGTTGCGCGGTGAGGTCGTCGATCGCTTCGACCTGTGTGCGCCTGCCTGACGCGCTCAAAACGGGGTGACCGAGTCGGTGGAGCCGGGCGTGATCCACGGCTGCTCAGTGGACGCGTGACGCGGCTGAGAGCCACCTCCGCCAGCACGGGCGACCTGCGCCGTCGCGTAACGGAGGGAGGGGCCGATCTCATCGACCTCGAGCTCGATGCTCGTTCGCTGGTTGCCTTCGCGGTCCTGGTAGGAGCGCTGCTTCAGCCGGCCCTGGGCGATGACCCGCATGCCCTTCGTGATCGTCTGGGCGACGTACTCCGCGAACTCGCCCCACACGGATGCGCGGAGGAACAGGGCCTCGCCGTCCTTCCACTCGTTCGACTGGCGGTCGAAGGTGCGGGGCGTGCTGGCGATAGTGACGTTCGCGACGGGCTTCCCGTTCTGCGTGTACCGCAGCTCGGGGTCGGCGGTCGCGTTGCCGATGACGGTGATGATGGTCTCGTTGGCCATGGTGTGCCTCCTCAGGCGATGTGTTCTTGGGCTGGGCCCAGTTGGGTGTTGCGGGCGCGATAGCGGCGCCCGATATCTCGTCGGCAGGCGCGGCACTCGCGATGCCGGCCGCCCTGCCTCTCGGTGATGCGGGTGTTCTCGACCGTGAACTCGTGCCCGTTCTTGCAGTGGGTCTTGGTGCGACCGAACGAGAAGTGCGTGCCAGCAGCCACCGAGTCGCGGACGTTGTCCGAGTGGGATCCCCACCGGAGGTTGTCGGCCGAGTTGTTCTGCTTGTCGCCATCGGCGTGGCAGACCTCCGTCTGACCGGGCTTCGGGCGGCCATGGAATGCAGCGCAGACGATGCGGTGGACGCCGACCACCTTTCGCACGCCCTCGCGACGTAGGCCGACGTTCAGGTACCCGTTGCGATGCAGGGAAGGCTGCAGCACGTGTAGGGCAGGGGTGCGTCCCTTGGGGTGGGCCTGGACGCTTCTCACCTGTCCCGCGGACGAGGCCTCGTAGAGCTCCTCGTAGCCGGGGACAGGCCGCCACTCCTCCTCCGCGTTCATCGGCCTCGCCCCTCGGGGATGAGGTCCTCGTTTGCCTGGTACTTCGAGAGCACCCGCGAGAACTGTCCCTGCCAGACGAGAGTGAGTTCGCCGGTCTGCCCTTGCCGGTTCTTCGCGACGTTGACTTTGAGCTCATCGCGGCCTGGAGCCCGCACTCGGTTGAGTAGCAAGATCACGTCTCCGTCCTGTTCGATGGCGCCGGACTCGCGCAGGTCCGTCAGCTGCGGTTCCGCGGCCTTCCCCTTGCGGTTCGCGCCGCCACGGTTCAGCTGCGACAGGGCGATGACGGGCACCCGCCACTGCTGGGCGGCGAGCTTCAGCGCACGGGAGAAGCCGGACACGGCCTGCTGACGGTTCTCGACCCGCTCGTGCGTGTTCAGCAGCTGCAGGTAGTCGACGATCACGACCGGTTCCCGCTTGAACCGGCGCTTCACCGCACGGGCCTTCGCCTTCAGCTGCGGGATGGTGGACACCTCGGCGGAGTCGACGATCACCAGCGGTAGGGCCTCGAGCTCGGAGCGGTGCTTCGCGAACGCGGCCCACTCGGTGTTGGACAGCTGGTGCTTGTTCAGCGATCCGATGAAGATCTGCCCCATGCAGGCGATCGCGCGGGCGGCGATCTCCTCACGGTTCATCTCGAGCGACACGAACAGGACGGGCCGGTGCTGGGCGAAGGCGAGGGCGATCTGCACGGCCATGATCGACTTGCCGTCGCCGGGGCGGGCGGCGACGACGTACATGCCGCCGTCGCGGAACCCGAAGATCAGCTGATTCAGGTCCGTCCACGGCGTGGGCGTGTACGACGGTTTCTCCGCGAGAGAGTCGGCGTATCCGGTGAACCAGTCCCCGATCGCTTCGACCCCGCGGGAAACGGTCGCGTCGACGTCGTCGAGGGCCGCGCGGGCGAGCTCGACCATGTCGTCGGTGGGGATGGACTGGTCGTTCGCGATGGTGGTGGCTCTCACGGCCCCGTCGCGGACGCGGCGTCGCTTCGCCTGGTCGAGGACGATGCCCGCGTGATACCCCGCCGCGGAGGCGGACACGACCGCGGAGGTGAGGCTGTAGATGAGGGTCGCGTCGACCCGCCCCACAAGCTCCCCTGCGGCCGCGAGCGCCGCTTCCACGGCGACGCTGTCCGTCGGTTGTCCTGCGTCGTGCAGGCGCCGCACAGCGCCGTACACGGCCTGGTGTGCCGGGTCGGAGAAGTCCTGCGGTTGCAGGATCTCCGCGACCTCGTCGCACGCCGCGCGGTCGAGCATGACAGCGCCGAGGACAGCGCGCTCCGCTTCGACGCTCATCGGGTGACCGCCCGTCTCTCGGCGGCGAGACGCAACTCCGTCACGTTCCCCGCATCCGAAACCGACGCAGCCGCCGGCATCCAAGCCGCGATGTGCGCCGGACGAATCGAGTCCTTCGTCTCGTGCAGGTAGAAGTCCGCGAGAGCATCAAGAGCGACCGGGAGCGGCACGTCAGCGAGGACCAGGGCCCACGCCTCCGCCTGCTCCACACGCTCCTTCGCGGGACGCGACAGGCGCGGATCGAGCAGCGTCGCCTTCGTCAGTAAGACGTTCGCGTCGTAGACGTTCATGCGGACACCGCCTGAGGTGCGTCGCCGTACTTCGCGCGGAGCATCGCGTCAGCCTCACGGCCCGCCTCCACCGCACCCACACGACCCGAACGGGCAGCCTGCAGCCGAAGCGTCTCGTACTTCTCGCGAAGCTTCGACATCGACAGAACATTTGCCCGCCAGAACTCGTCCGCCTGGCACCAGCGGATCGCCGCCTCCACCTGCTCGACGGTCTTCCCATCACGATCGAGCAGCAGACGAGCCGCGTCGATGTTCCTCTTCGACCGCGTCGGCCGGCTTCCTCCGTTGCGTTCGATCTCCTCATCCAGCAGATCGAGAACACGTTTCACGTCGCTTCGGAGGGGCGCGTCAGCGACCTCCGACACGTCTGTATTTACGTCAGTACGTATAAGAGATGTGTGACCGCTCACGGGTGAGCGGTGTGACCGCTCAAATTCGACGATCTGACCGCTCACCCCCGAGCGCTCAGATTGAGCGGTCAGCAGAATCCGGTACTCATTCACCGAAGTCTGCGACTCCCGGTCAACGACCAGCAGACCATCGGTCTCGAGCTCTTGCGTCTGACGACGGAACGTCGCGACCGACACCCGCGCCTTCGCCGCGAGAGCGACCTGCGTACGGGCGGTGTCCTTCACGAACACGACATGCCCGTCGTCGTCAGCGATATCCGCCAGAGCCAGCAGCACCACCACGGCGTTACCTCTGAGGTGCTGGGTGCGATCGTCGTGCCACACCCAGTTCGTGACCTTCACACTCATCTCCACCCCTCCTTCGTTCCTGTCGTTTCGATTCCTGCGCTGTGGGCCCACTCGTCCCACTCGTCGCCGTAGACCTCGTGCATCCGGTCGATCGCATGCGCCTCGGTGATGCGGATGCACGTGCCGGCCGATGTGAGCAGCAACCACGCGCCGTCCCCGCTGCGGTACATCGGCACGAGGCCCGGGTCTTTCACCCACCCGCGGACCTTCCAGCCCCGGGCGAGCGCCTCGTCCTGCATGTCCTGCTCGTAGCGCGTGTTGCACACACGGCAGGAAGTGGCGAGCTCGTGAGGCGCGGGCGGCATCTTTGAGCCGCCCATGCCCACCGCTTGTCGGTGCTGCATCTCCAGCCGGAAGACCTCGGGGCAGCTCACGCAAACGTGGCCGTCGCGATCCAAGACGATGTCCCGAACCTTCTGCGTCGGACGAGCCATCAGGCACCTCCGCCGTACGTCTCGGCGGTGCGCATCTGCCGCTCATCCGCACCCACCGACCGGGCACGATCCATGTCCCGATCGACCGTGCGCAGGTGCTCCTTCAGCCCGCGCCACGCGGCCTGCGCCTGGAGCATCGTGTTCCGGTGCACCTGCGCTTTCGCGGCAGCGATACGGTCAGCGGCGGATACTGAACGGCCCGCCTCTACCTCCGCCGCGGCCGTGTCGGTGAGGACCGTCTCATACTTCGACGTCGCCACACCCATCGCCGTCGCAGCATCACCGTGAAACCTGCCGAGGACACCGCGGGTGATAATCAACCGCTCCATGTGCGACTCCCGGTCGGCGTCCTTCAACGCGTCGAACAGGTGAGCGTGGAGCTGGTTGCCGTGGTCGAAGGGGGCGATGCCGAGGCGGGCAAGAAACCGCTCGAGCGGGGTCATGAGTGGATCTCCACTTCGACCGCAGCCTCGATCATCCGGCGGGCCCGCATCGCGAACTCGAGGATCTCGGGGTCGAGACGGTCGACCCCCTCGAGCGGCGTGAGGTAGCCGCGGTCGGCGTCGTCGGGGTAGGCGTAGCCGATGCCGCGTCGGTGCGTCGTGAGCTCGCCGTCGCTCTGCCGGATGACACGCCCCTCGACATAGACCGACCACGAGATTCGGCGGTGCCGGCCGCGGCCGTAGTCAGATCGGCTGACCTTGACGCGACTCGGCTTGATCGTGAGACGTCGGCCGTTGTCGGCGTCGGCGTGCTCGATCACCCACGCGTCCGAACCGCAGTAACCGATGACCTCGATGTCGTGAGGCGTGATGACGTAGGGGTCGAGGTCGCTCATGCGTCTACCGCCTTTGCGGCAAGAACCTGCACACGCTCCGACGTGCGCAGCTCGTACACCACCGGCGCACCCGACTCCGTCACCGCCGTCACGTACACGCAGCCGGGCGTCCCGTGATACCGAACCGCAGTCACCGTCGAAAGGCCGCCAGAGAGGCGCACAGCGTCGCCTAGACGCACATGCCGCGCCTCGACCATCCCCGGGATGAGTCCGCCGAGCACACGCCAGTCCGTGTGAGCAAGAGTCCAGTCGACCGCCGCGCGGAACGCATCCGCCTCAGCCGTCTCCACCCGACCCGAGAAGTTCACCGGCTGATGCAGGTACTCCTGCACCCCCACCTCGACGGGAGCAGTCAGCGCGCTCATCAAAACACCTCCGGGTAGATGCGGCGCGCGTCCCGGATGGTCGGGTCATCGGTCTCGACCTCGACCTGAGTGTGAGCGTCTCGGAACACCGTGACGGGCTCTTCGTGTCGTGCCGAGTAGACCGTGACCGCGCGCATGCCGCCTGAGGGGAGATCGACGTCCCACACCTCTGCTGGCCCGGCGTCGTGCCACGGCTTCGGCTCCGGGTGAGCATCGAAGTAGGCCCACGCGGCGTCATGCAAAGGCTGTGACCCTCGGACGCCACGCTCAGATGAGTCAGCGCAGTACCAGGACGATCGACCCATCTTCGTCTCGTCGTAGACGGCCACCCAGCGCTTGCCGTCATCGTGGTATCGGTCGAGATCGGGAACTACGACGACATTGGGGTTCTCAGGCCAGCGCCACCGGCCGAGGCGTTCGTCAGCCTCCGCCTGGAAGAACTCACGCAAAGCCTGCTCGTTTGCGCCCCCTCGGCGGACGATGTAATCGGCGCTCCGCGCAGTTCCGCCGAAGCGATAGTCCCCTTCCAGGTCGACGCGGATTCGCACGCCGTTGGATGCGGTGAAGTCGTTCATGCGGGCACCTCCGCAGTGGGCCACGCAGCGACCGGCTCGCCCACCTGAGCAGGCTCCGAAGGCGCCCACGCATCCGCATCAGGACCACCGAGCTCCGCACGCTTCGCAGCCATCGCCTCGACGTACGCCTTGACGCCGTCGATCTTCAGCCCCTTCGCGTGAGCGTCGATCTTGTCGAGCTCACCCGCATCGGTCGCCTTCGCGATCGCAGCGACCGCCGCGGCCACCTTGTCCGCCGCAGTCTCCCGCGACACCTCACCACCGGATCGGTCAGCGACGACCGTCGCGTGCGCCCGCTCCCCCGTGCCCTCACCGATGCCGAGGTCGTTCCACAGCTTCTCGACCGTGAACCCCGGGTACTGCCGCGGGCCCTCGAGCATCACCCGGATGGACTTCAGCTTCGTGATGAGGAACTGGCCCCGCTCACGCAGCTCCACCACACCCGCTGCGTCGAACACCAGCGACTTGTGCGCCTGCACCTTCCAGTCCTTCGCGCCGGTCGGCTGACCGTTCTCCATCACCGCCACCGGATCCAACCGCGCCGTCAACACCACGGGCCCCTGGTGGAGGCGGAGGGCGTTCATCACGTCGTTCCACTGATCCGCAGCGAGGTTCCACAGATCCATCGAGATCGTGAAATCCCCATTCGGGTTCCGCCGGCCCTTCGCCCGCTTGTTCGCGATCGCCTGCACGTTGTCCTGGATCAGCGTCCACAGCCGCGACATCGAGTCAACGACGATCAACGTCGGCAACTCCCCCGCCGGCTCATCCACAGCCGCCTTGATCGCCCCGAGGATCCCCGGGTAGGTCCCGTCGTGGACGACGATGTCGAACTCCACACCCGGGATCAGGCTGTACTCGTCCGGGTCGTCCTCACCGATACCGATGTACAACGCCCTACCCACCAGCGGCGACGTCGACGCCGACAACGCCGCGAACGTCTTCCCCGCACCTTCCCGTCCTGCCAGCAGCAGAATCGGCCACGACGGGCGACCCGTCGGCTTTCTCACGTTCAGTCCCATCTCAGTTCTCCTCCTCGAACTCGTATGCGCATCCGGGGCACAGCCCCTCCTTGTCGATGACGACCGCGTGCTCACACCTCGGGCAGTCGGCGATCATCGTGGGATCCTCGGAAAGCAGCGGCCAGAAGATCGACCCCGGCCCCTTCCGGATCTCCGCCAGCAGTTCCCCCTGAGACAGGTCGTCGAACGCGTGCTGCATGTTCAGCACCCACTTCACGGCCGCCCACCACGTCTTCCGGGACCCCTGCTTCAGCTGCGTCCCCAACGAGGACGTGTGACCCGAAGCGGCCCACAGGGCGTCCTCGAACGCGACCTGCACCATCCCGTGATCCGCCTTGATCCGATCCATGTCCGCGGTCACGTAACGCTCCCCGGTCATCTGCGGAACCCCTTCGGGATGTGAGTGGCCGGGAGAGACACCACCGGCTCACCTGCGAGGACAGAAGCCCCCACCGCGATCCACACGGCATCCGCCTCGTCATTGCCCGCGACGCCCGCCTCAGGGATGCGACGCTCCGCCGCGAGCAGCACGTCGTCCTTCTGCGCGTTGCCCTTCCCCGTGGCGAGCTGCTTCACCTGGTTCGTCGTGACGATCAGCGGGTCCACCTCCAACACCCGGATAAGGGCCTCGACGGTCCGGTGCCAGGCGTAGTGCAGACGGTCCACCGACCGGCCACGGCCCGCGAACGCGATCCCCTCAATGCCGACGACGTCGAGAGCGGTGATGCGGGCGGCGGTGATGATGTGTCGGGCGTGCTCCTCGATCCGGTCGTAGTAGTCGCCGAGGGTGACACCCTTCGTCGACGACTTCACCGTCACCGTGTCCCACGTCGTGCCGTCGGCGATCGCGATGCCGCACGACGTGGTCGAGTAGTCGATACCGATGTAGCGGGTCACAGCAGGCCCGCCTCTCGCAGCTTCGCCTCAGCAAGCGACACCCGCTGGAACTTCGCCGCTTCACCGCCCATGTCGGGGTGCGCGATGCGCTGCGCCTTGCGGAGCACCATCGCCGCCGACGGGGTACCGGGCAGGTCGGATGCGCCGACGAGGTCGACGAGCCACACGTACGCCGCGTTCGCGTCGGCGAACCCCGCGGGTGCCGCGGTCGCTTCGAGCGCGAGGAACCCGCGGTACTGCTCACCCCGCTTCGTCACCCCGTACCGGTCGACCTTCCGCAGCGCTTCAAGCGCCAGCGCGATCGCACGGAGGTTGTCCTCCCACCGGGTGAACGTGTCGCACGGGTACGACAGGTGCCCGTGCCGGGAATCGATCGAGAAGATGACTCCGGGGTGCGCGGCTTTCGCGTTCGCGTACGGGCGGCCGTCCTGCCGGAACTGACCCGCGTCGATGGCGACCAGCAGCTCGGCTGAGTCCCGCTGAGCCCGCGTGTCGGCGAGGTGCCAGATCTCCCGGTCGAGGATTCGCAGGGTGTCCGTCAGCGAGGCGGAGAACGCCGACACGCGTCGGTCGGTCGTCAGCGAACTGGGCCACTCCCGGATCGGGGCGACGCGCATGATGTGCGGCCAGGCGCTCACGAGCGGACCTCCGATGCGAACAGAGGCCGGACGTTGTAGTACCGGCGGTCGTTGTCGCTGACGGCCTCCTGCACCCGAAGGAACCGGTGGCTCTCAAGGCCGTAGATGGCCCACGCCACGGGCTCGACGTCGGTGGCCGTCCCGTGCGGGCGGACCTCGGCTCGCACCAGCGGCTTGAGGATGTTGCGAAGATTCTCGATCTGCTGGGGCGCGACCATGTACGGACGGAACAGCGCCAGCATCGTGAGTGCCTGCTCCGCCACTTCGCGTACGTCGTCGGCGGGCGGGGTGGACAGTGCCTTGAGCCGCTCGAGGGCCAGACGCAGGAGCCGCACGTCGTGCGCGTAGTTCGCGCCCATCGCGAGGCGTCCGAGAGCGGCGGTGGCCTCGGTGAGGTCCAGCTCGGCGTTCATACGATCACCGCCAGGCCGACAACAGCCAACGCACTCACGGCCACACCGAGCACGCCCACCGCGATCACGGTGACGTTCGCGCGGATCATCGCTTGCCACCGCGCTTCGCCTTACGCCGACGGGCCACCGCAGCACGGTGCAGCACCGCCTGCCGGTCCGCGGCGATCTGCCGCTCACGTTCGTTCTGTCGGGAGATGTACTCCATGACGATCGGATCAGGGTTCACTTCAACTCCAGGTGTTTCGGGCAGCACAAGACATCGGCCATGTGCCGCAGAGGGATTTGGGGGGGATGGTGGTTCGACTACCGGGGGCGCCATCGGCGACCATCGCCGGCATCAGAGAGGGCGAACGCCCCCGGCAGGACTAGAGGCGGGTATGGCGCGAGTCCTGCTCAGGCTCAGCAACCGACCCGCGGCAGTGCCGGTACTTCTCGTTCGTGCGGTAGTTGCCGTGCGGGGTAGGCCAGTGCCGCCATTCCGGGCCGAGAGCGAAGTTGATGAACTCGATACGCTCGCGACAGTGGACGCACCGCGTGATCTGGTCGGGAGCCATTACGCCACCTCCGGTGCGTGACATTCGCACCAGCACTCGACACACGACCCATGCCGGTCATCCCGACAATCGAGAGTCACGTACGGCGCCGACACGTCCACCACGAACGCGACCATCAACACGACCCCGATCACCGCAGCGACCCCGAGAGCCGCCCACACGCTCACCCCGATCAACAGGATCAACGCCACCACGGACGCGAAGAACACAGCCACCGCACCCACCGGGTGACGCTCAGCCACAGCCAGACCGGTCATGACGCCACCGACAGCGGGAGGAACGCCTCGCGGGAGACGAAGCGATCGACGAAGTACTGCTGACCCTTGCCCGTTACCTTCGTGGTCAGACGCAGGTGAGGGGTGGAGGTCGGAGAGTGATCTGCGCGCTCGACCACCTCGAACAGTCCCATCGACATGGCGCGCTGCGTCGGGAGGTTGTAGGACGAACCGCTCTTGCACAGGTAGCCCTCGTTGCGAAGCTTCTCGAAGAGCCGGTTCTGACCGATCTCCACCCCGTTCTGCTTCAGGATGTTCGCCAACTGGCGGATGAGGATCGAGTCGTCCGACGCGGTGACTGCCTCAGCGAAGTGCACCTTAGGTGCGTCCGCGGCGACCTTCGCCTCGAGCGCCTCCCGCTGCTCCACCTCGGCCGCGTACGCCCGCAACGCCTCCGGCAGCGACTGCGGCACCGCAGGTGCGTTGAGACGACGAGCCATGTCAAAGAACGCCCGCACGAGAGCCTTCTTGAACTCCCGCACCTTCGAGGTGTTCCGCTGGAACGTCATCAGCAGAGTCGCCTGCTGCTCGTTCAGCAGCGCCAGCCGCACGGGATTTCCGCCACCGGGGAGCGGTCGCATTTCAAATGCGAGCGTCCCGAACTCCTCGAAGTCAGCGACGTTGTTGCCGATGAGCTGCAGAACAGCACGGTGCTCCACACCGGCTCCGTCCGCGATGGTCTCCGATGAGACAAGGAGGTCACCGGCGCGCTCGATGATGTCGACGGCGCTCATGCCCGGAACCCCGAGACTCTCTCTTCGGGAAGCGAGCGCAGGAACCGCTCCCCCTCGGCGACGGTGATAAGGGGCTTGGTCCCCGAGTAACGAGGCACGAGTTCGTTGCGCTTGATGTGATAGCGCAGCTGCTCGTCAGACAGGGATACGGCCTCCGCGAACTCCTGCAGGGTGTACGCGAGCTTCTCGAGCTTCGGAGGATTCTTCACGCGGTCACCCCCGGGAACATGTCAGCGGTCGTGAAACCACGAAGGCCGCCGGCAGTCAGGAACTCACGCACCGACACGTCCCCATCGACGGGGAGTGCGGCAGCGGAGTCCACCTGACGACCGGCGGCCGAGGAGGAAGGGAGAGCATCTGCTCTTCTGAAAGTGTCCATGGGTGGACAGTAACACTCCACCAGCAGGCAATACAACCGCGTGAGAGCAATTGATGCCCACTGATGAGCAATGACGCGCCTAGACTGAGGCTCATGCCCCGCGAGAAGAAGAGTCCTCACCCCTTCGATAAATTCCTCGGCGGAGCGATCCGCGCGACACGGGCACGCCGCCGCATCACCCGTGAGCAGCTCGCCGAACGCGCCGGAATCCCGCTCTCCAACCTGCGTCGACGCGAGGACGGCCTAAACGAGACGACCGTCTTCGAACTCGAGCGCATCGCCGCCGTCTTGCAGATGCCAGCACGCGAGCTCGTAGACATGGCGCTCGAGGACTTCAACGGTGGCGGCAGCGCGGAGGACGGTTTGCGCAAGCTCGTGGCGTCAGTGTCGGAGGCCCCACGTACCGTCGCCCCCGAAGACGAGATCCCCTACATCGGACCCGTGACAGTCGACCGCCGGCACGCGGCCTACACCGACCCCGACGAGGACTCCTCACCCACCGACGACTGACGGGAGACCATGCGCGCTCTACTGGCACACGCCGCCCGTCTCGGGGTGTCCGTCCACGTCGCCCACGTGCCCCGACCCGACCGCGGGTTCTACGACCACGAGCACCGCAGAGTCGTCTACGACTTCGACCTGGCCCCAATCGAGCGAGATTGCGTTCTCGCGCACGAACTCGGCCACGCCTACTACGGACACGTCGGCCGCGACGATAGCGCCGCAGAGGCCGCAGCAGACGCGTACGCCGCCGCACTCCTCGTCGACCCCGACCGTTACGCCGAGCTCGAAGCCATCGGTCTCAACCCCGACGAGATCGCCGAAGACCTCGGCGTGACGGAGAAGCTGCTCCGCGCGTTCGTAGAGAACCACCTCACCCGCGTGAGGGGCGTCGCGTACACCAACTCGCGTATGGGTGACGGGCAGTTCCGACACGCCGCACGGTGGGGAACCTGAGCGAATGGTTGCACCACCGGTTGCACCATGCGACCGGAAAGGCCGCCACCGGAAACACGAAAAGGGCCGCGATCCCAGCCAATGACTAGGAACGCAGCCCTTCATTAATGTGCCCCCGGGCAGATTCGAACTGCCGACTTCTGGTACCGGAAACCAACGCTCTATCCCCTGAGCTACGGAGGCGGACCGGTCAAGATTAGCACCGCGGCGGGCCCTCCCCCGACCCGCGGGGCGAGCGCCGACGGTCACCGGCGCCCGCCCCGCGGCATCCGGATCACTCGTCGCCGATGACTCCGATGCCCGTCGCCTGGTGGTCGGCGTTCGGGTCGTCCTTGGAGGGGGCCTTCGCCTCTTCGTCGACGTCGTTCTCTTGACTCGGCTTGACCGTGGGGTCGTCGCCGAGGTCGGCGGCGTCGTCGGCCGGGGCGGAGTTCTGCGGGTCGCTCATGGGATTCCCTTCGTCGCGTACCCGCCCAGCCTGGCAAGAGCGCGAGCGGGGAGCACCGGCTTGACCGGAGCGGCCGTCGGGCCTAGCGACCGAACAGACCCCGCACGCGTCGCCCGACGGACTGGGTCAGCAGCACCTGTCGTCCGTTCACGTCGACCGTGAGCACCGACCCGCCGAGACCACCGGCCCGCACGGGCGTCGCCTCTCCGCGGACGTACGCCTCGGCGACGTCGACGTGCACCGCGAGGAGTTGAGCGCTCTGGTCCTTCGAGGTGTTGGCATCCACGATCTGCAGGCGGTGTCCCGTGTCGGTCTCGACCGAGAACCAGCGGGATCCGGGCGTCGACACGACGGCCCAGCGTCCCCCGCGCGAGAAGCGCGCCCAGGCCGCACCGTTGCGCAGCTCGGTCGTGACGTCGAGGTCGGCCTGCGCGATGACGAGCACCTCGAGCATCGCCAGCGCCTCCGCCGCGGTGACGTAGTCGCCGCGGTCGGCACTCAGCCCGCCCCACTCGAACTTGCGCTCGCCCATCTCGCCGCCTTCGCCCTTTTCCTGCCCCCGAGCGTAACCCCGGGGACGACAGCGGGGGTCGGCGTCCCCGCGAACCGACGACGCGAGGCGCCCGCGCCGCTCTCAGTCGGGTCTGAGCCGATCGTCGGGGTGCAGGCTCCGCAGCGGGACCGAGCCGTCGACGATCGCCTGGATCGCCCCCGTGCTGACCTCGAGCTCCGCAGAGATCCGGTCGAGATCGGCACCCGACGACACGGCGGAACGCAGGGCGGTCACGGCCGCATCCGAGGTCTCGTCGACGTCGTCGGCCGTGCTCTCGACGAACGCGGCGAGACGAGCCTGAGCGAGACGGATGCACGCGCTCTGCCGTTCTCCGCCGTCGGAGGGGTCGGGACGGTGGTCGATGGTCCGGGCACGATCGGGCGACATAAAACTCCACTCCGGGGGGAAGTGTCCGCCCGCGGGGCTTCGCGAGCTCTTCCCATCGTGCCGAACGGACTCCTGCCCCACATCCCCCGAGCGATGTATCCCACCCCGGCCGAACGGCGGATGCCATGGCTGCGGTGCGGCAGCCATGGCATCCGTCTCAATCGCCCTTCACGTTGACGATCTGGCGCAGCGTGTGCCGGACCGTGACGAGGTCGGCGGCATCGGCCATGACCCGGTCGATCGGCTTGTACGCCTGCGGGATCTCGTCGATGAACGCGTCGGTGTCCCGGTACTCGATCCCCGCCATGGCTTCCCGCAACTGCTCGTGCGTGAAGGTCTTCCGGGCGGCCGACCGCGAGTACTCCCGCCCCGCGCCGTGCGGCGAGGAGTTCAACGCGACAGGGTTGCCGCGCCCCTCGACGACGTACGAGGCGGTGCCCATCGATCCGGGGATGAGCCCGGGGCGACCGGCGTCGGCCATGATCGCGCCCTTGCGCGAGACCCACACCCTCTTGCCGAAGTGCATCTCGGACTCGGTGAAGTTGTGGTGGCAGTTGATCCGCTCGCGCTCGTCGACGTCGGTCCCGAGGAAGCGACCGAGCTGGTTCGCGACGCGGTCCATCATCTCTTCGCGGTTGAGCAGGGCGAAATGCTGCGCCCACCGGAGCTCGCGGATGTATGCCGCGAACTCCGGCGTGCCCTCGACGAGGTAGGCGAGGTCGGGATGCGGAAGCTCGATCCACCACTGCCTCGCCAGGCGCTGCGCGACACCGATGTGGTGCTTCGCGATGCGGTTGCCGATGCCCCGCGACCCGGAGTGCAGGAACATCCACACGTCGTCGATCTCGTCGAGCGAAATCTCGATGAAGTGGTT